CCCCCGCCATGCTGAATGACTGGTTGAAGCTATGCCTAAGAACGCGCTCCCGCCTCGCCTCTACCTCAACAAGCGTGAACGTGTCTGGATCATCCGAGATCGATCATACGCAAAGCGCACTGGATGCCTTGAGCATGAACGTGAACAAGCTGAAAAAGCCCTCGCGGAATACATCGCGCTCAAGCACTCCAACCCCGTCGAAACCAAGCGGGCGGACCGGATCGTGATAGCGCAAGTGCTGCTCACATACTCGCAAGAGCATTTGCCGGAAACGGCCGCCCCTGCCTCAACGGCCTATGGCCTGACTGCGCTTTCCAAGTGGTGGGGCCGGAAACTTCTTTCCGAAATCACGAAACAGACGTGCAGGGAGTATGAAACCCATCGTCTGAACGGCAAGCGTCCGGTGAAGCCCGGCACGATCCGCCGCGAGCTCGCGATACTGCTGTCGGCGATTAATTTCTGGCACAAAAATTATGGCCCGGTGGACTCGCTGCCTGTCGTTCACATGCCGCCGCCCTCCCCGTCCCGCACCCGCTGGCTGACAAAAACCGAAGCCGCGCGCCTGCTGGCCGCTGCGCTCGGCTGGCGCAAGGTAAACGGGAAAATCACGCGGGATCGGCAGAGCATCAACCGCCATCTGGCGCGCATGATCCTGCTCGGCATTTACACCGGCTCGCGCCTTACCGTTCTGCTGACTGTCCAGTGGGAGCGTAACCAACGCGCCGGTTACATCGATCTGAACGAAGAAATCATGTACCGCAAGGCCGAAGGTGAGCGCGAAACCAAGAAGCGCAAGCCGCCGGTGAAGCTCGGCCGGAAAATCCTGTTCCATCTGAAACGCTGGAAGCGGCTCGACCAGGCCGAACAGGCCCGCATCGCCGCCCAGGCGGGAACGCGCGAACAAATCACCTTTTTCAATACTGTCGTGCACTGGCACGGGTTCGACGTTGCCGACATTCGCCATGCGTGGAATCGCGCCCGTGATGCCGCTGGCCTCGATGCAAAGGTGACGCCGCACATTCTGCGCCACACCCGCGCAACATGGTTGATGCGCGCCGGTGTCGACATTTGGGAAGCCAGCCATTCGCTCGGCATGTCCACGAAAACGCTGGAAGCCGTCTACGGCCACCATCACGCAAGTTTCCAATCCAAAGCTGCAGAGGTCTAAAATGCGCGTTGCTGTAATTAATCCCCGTACCGAACTGCCGTGCATGGTCTACACCGGCCCTCAATGGGAAATTGGCGATCAACTGCAGTGGAATTCTAAACCGTTCGATATAACCTCCGTAGGTCCTACGACAGTCCGCGATAATGAAACCGGCCACGTCTTTGAATTCCCGCCAGTGCGAATTTTTGTCTGCGCCGTTCGCTTAACTTCCTTGTTTGAACACCTTCTTATTGTGCCTGGGGACGAGCCAACGCGGGAGTTTTTCAGCAGCGTTATTCCTTCTGAATTAGACGAGCGCATCGAGTTTGAATTCACCGAATTTCATCCGTTTTTCCAAGCGTTTGAAAAGACCCTTCTGAACGTTGTTCGCGCCGCCTTTAAAGACGATGAAACCATGCTGCTTAGCGGCAATGGCGATGTCGAAATCATCAAATCGACGGCGCACTGACATGACGTTGACGAGCGCCGTTCTGATGAAAACCCCTCCTATCCTGTACGCAGTTTGTACAGCATCGGCGCACGCCATTTTTACCGCCTTGAAAACACTCAAAAAAAGCCGCTCAAAACGGCTTCCCCTAGTCCATGTGGTATATTGTGGGGGTAGCGCACTACGCAATTTTGCAGCGTTCTTGACTGCGCTTCACCGCACTTCACCAAACGGAAAATGCCGAACATTTCCTGTACTGGAGAGCGGAAAAATGCGCCCTGAAAACACGCCCAAAAAAGCCGAAAAAAAGCCCTTCATCATCCAGTTCAATGCGGGATCGAAAGAGCCATTTCGGAAGGTCTGGAAGGGGTGGCAGTACAAGGCCCCGAAGCGTCATTATCGCCTGATCCTGAAACCCCGTTCTGACCAATATTTGCTCTGTCGGATCGTCGGCGATTTCACAAAGCTGCAGGCGGCCGTCGACGCGGCCGTCATGATCGAAAGCCCCGATCTGTTCGATCTGACGATTTTCAATTCACGAGGGATGCCAGTCATTCGGCATGCCGGACGCAACCCTGTGAAGGTGGAGCGCGCGCCCCGCAAAGAGCGCGCACAATACGATGCCAGCGCCAACATGCACCGTCCTACCACAATCGAAAAACTCATTGGCCTGAATGAACGCATCGTTCGCAAAGGCGAGTATCGGAGCCGCTAATGTCTGAACCCGTCGAACGCAACGAACCCGCTCCCTTTTGGTACGAACTCGGCTTGGCGACCAGTGCCACGCAGGAAGTAAGCCCGGAAAGTTGGATCGGCTATGAGCGCGCGGTGCTGGAATTCCGCAGCGAACGTTCGCCGTTTGCCACTGTCGAATTCCCGGCTAACGAAGGTCGCTTCATCGTCACCGTGACGCACACCCTTTTCCTGCTCTGCACGGAGAACTCTCAATTCCTATTCGCGGTGCACAAGATCGACCGTCCCGTAGAGGTCCGTCCCAACTTCACGCTTTCCCTCAAGGTCAAAAACATCATCCCCGTCCAATCTATTGCCAACCCAATCACCATAGGAACAAATTAATGATCGTTTTGAAGATCAAACCTCTGGCGGCGGATCGAGGCATAGAACTCGGCGCACTGGCGGTACAAGCCGGATGGACCCCGGCGCAATTCTCGCGCATCACCCACGGGCGGACGCGCACCATTAATCTCAAGCTGCTCGATCGGCTTTGCGCCATTCTCGATTGCACGCCGGGCGACCTTATTAAGTTCGTGCCAGACGATCAGGCGGGCGAACAATGACGGCTGCGCGTTCTGGTCTTAGTTTCCGGCCGCTGGCGAAGGGCCCCTACTCTCGAATTGATATTTATTCGGGCTCACATCGCGTCGGTGAGATTTTCCCTCCGGCGAAGCATGCGAAATGGCACTGGCGGTTCGCCTGGGTAATTGCCGGCGGATTTGAAACCTATGGCTTCGCCGACTCCGAGATAGAGGCAAAGCGCACCGCGTCGATAAATTGGCAATCCTTCCTCGATGCCGCCCGGCTCGTGCCGTCGCTGCGCGTGGATCCCGAAATCGACGATGTGGAACGGTTGGTGCTTGGCGCCCTGTTTCTCGACAGTAAGCACGCTGTTGATTACGTGATCGATCTATTGCCGCAGCATTTCCAGACGGAAGCACACCGCAACATCTATGCGGTCATGCGCGGCCTTATCACGATCAACGTTGATCTTTCGACAATCACCCTCAAGCCGTTTCTCGAAGGCATGAGCGATGGCAAGGGCGGCAACGCCTTCACGTACCTCTCAATCTGCGCGTCCCGCATCGTCCTGAAAGACCGGCTCGACGATTTCGTGCGCGTCATCACCACTGCCCATAATGAAAGAGAACTTCTCAATGCGTAGTTTCGTCCGTTCGTACTTGTCACCCGTCATAGCCATGTTGCTCGGCAGCGCGAGCGTGCGTCCGGCGCAAACGACAGTTTTCCCTGTTGAGCCGGAAGCGAAGTCAGAGCCGAAGCCGGAACCGGCGATTACGGTCGATAATATTTCTTATGGCTGGAGTTACCGCCAACGTGAGCGCACCGGCGGCGGCCTGCCCGGTTCCTTCTATATGGAGCGCGCCGAGGCGAAGCGTGAACGCAAGGCCGAAAAGCTGCGCGTCATTTCGCGTCACTGGCCACAGCAGCAAGGGCATCAGTCATGACTGGCCCGCTAATTTTCCTCAAAGTGGCTAACGGTGGTTGGGTCGTTAAACAGGTTCCGGATCGCTTTCACCCAAATTGCGATGTGACCGTCGGCGCATTCTCCAATACCGCCGATCTGCTCAACTGGTTTACCGTCAATGCTGATGATGTGCGGACGCCGGTGATATCGCTCGACGAGCCGGTGGAACGGACATGACCGCGCCCGTTCGCTATTACCATGGAGGCCCAAGCGGCCTCCAAATCGGCCAGAAAATCTTGCCGCCATCCGTCACCGGCGCGGCAACGACCGCCGATTTCGGCGCGCGCGGCGTGTGCCGCACGGATCGGGTTTACGTCACCACAGAATATCTGGCGGCATATGAATTTGCATGCCTGCACCCCAGTGGGCGCGGGCGCGTATATGAAGTTCGCCCCGACACTCCTGTTGTTCCCGATCCGGACGCCACCGGCCCGCATTCTTGGGAATGCGAAAGCGCAACTATTCTCCGGTCGCACCGAGTCCGCGGGAAGCACGTCAAGGCGATCAAAAAGATGGTTCGCGACGAATATGGCGTGAGGGTTTAACATGAAGCGTCCTGAATGGCTCACCAAAGCAAATCTAGTCCGCATCCAAACGATGGAACCCGACGACGCCCGTGAAGAACTGGCGCGCCTTCATGCGGAATATCTTGCGCGCGCAAAGGAATACAGGGACGCTAATCAGGAGCGCAGGCGAGAACTTGCGAAGGCATATTATGTCGCCAATCGAGCCACTATCCTCAAACGCGTGCGGAGCCAAAGCAAGGCGCGATGGGCTGCAACAAAGGCCGATCCAGATGCCCATGAAAAGGCCAAAGCGCGGAATCGGGAAAAATGGCATCGCATAGGAAAACATCAGCCTAAGAAGCCAGAGTCCCGGGAAAGCCGCCGAATTAAAGAGCGCAGTTTGTACTGGCGCAAAAAGGCACGGGACAAGGCGCGCAATGACCCTGCAGCTATGCGCGCAATGATCCGCACTCACGTGCCGGGATATTTGATCGCAGCCGCACAGATGGACGTAATCAATTCCGTCATGGTGCAAATTCTAGACCAAAAGGTCCCATTCAACGATTTGGCTGCATGGGTGAAGAAAGCCGTCACCGCCCACAACCGTCAATACGACCACTTCAAGAACGTTTCTATCGACGCCCCGATTGCCGGGACGGACGGTCTTACACGCGCCGATCTGCTCGATAGCGAAACCTTTCATTTCTAGGAGCCTCACATGCTGATCGCGGTTTTCAACAATCTTCCAGAACTGATCTTGGGCAGCGCTTGGACTGGGCTCTGTTTCTGGACAGGCCTGCGCGTCGGGAAGTGGCGCGCTTCGAAGTAATCCCGCCGCAGCCGGGTAACGCTGCAATTTCAACCTCAATGGAGAGAATTATGGTTTTTGGTGCATTGAAGAAGGCTTTCGGCGCTGGCGCGAAAGAAATCAAAAAGGAATACGGCGCGAGCAAGGATTTCCTCGAAGCTGTCTGCGCGGCCTCTGCACTGGTTGCAGCCGCTGACGGTGACATTTCGGAATCCGAACGCCGCAAGGTGACAAGCATAATCATCAACCACCCCGAACTGTCGAAGCTGTACCAGGGCAGCGCCATTGAGGACGTCACCGAGCGCATGTTCAAATTGGCTAAGGAACGCTCCGGCCGCAACCAGCTCGCCCGCGAAATGGATGATATTCTCAATTTGCCGGACGGCGCCAAGATGGCCGAAGACGCCTATCTGGTTGCATGCGATATCGCCGATGCGGATGGCGAAGTGTCGAAGGAAGAAGAAGAAGTCCTCAAAAAAATTGCCGACCGGCTCCGCATCGATACCAGCAAGTTCGATTTCTAATCCCCTGCAATATGAACAGCGCGGGGGAAACCCCGCGCCTCCCTAACCAATCCAGAGGCGACCGTGAGCAATATAGAAACCGTTACCATCCCCGAATTTCGCGCGAGGCTGAAAGCGCAGGGCGTTAACCGCCATGAGGACTTCGCGTTCAAATGTCCGATGTGCGGCACAGTGCAATCGGGCCAGTCGCTTATATGCGCTGGCGCAGGCAAAGATTTTGACGCCGTTGAAAAGTATGTCGCCTTTTCCTGCGTTGGCCGCTTCACAGGGGCCGGTGCGCCCCGCAAAAAGCCGGACGGTAAGCCGTGCAACTGGACACTTGGTGGGCTCTTTTCAACGCACAAACTCGCAATTGTCGACGAGCAAGGCAAAGCGCATCCGCGATTTGAAATAGCATCGCCGGACGAAGCACAAGCGCTCGCCGCACATCATGCGGAGAAGTCGGCTTCTGAAAGTGAGGCCAGCGCATGATCTCGCTTATCAGCAAAACCACCGCCATGGATATCGCGTTCGCTTATCGCGAGATCGAGGCGGCCGAAAGGCTGCTTGCGGAAATCGAGGACGCCCAAGAGAAGCGCGTTGCTCCGGATATTCGAAATGCGTTCGGCGACCGTCACGACGGCTTGGAACTCGGCGTTCCGAACGGCAAGGGTAGCCAGCGGCTTTTCAATGTTCCTTGGACGCTCGCCCGCCCCATCATCGAGGCGCACATTGCAAGCCAAAAGGCGCGTCTTTCAGTGTTGACCGAAAAGGCACGCATCGAAATGTCCGGGTGCGCGAATGAATAGAGACGACACGTTGCAGGCGCGCGTCGATGAACATCTTGACGCCATCCTTTCGATGCTCGCGCCGGGATGCAAAGCCACGATTGTTGTGCGCAATCCCCACAGCGGGAGCAGTTTCCTGATCCACACCACCGATGAACTGCCGGAAGTTGCGCGGCTGATCGACCGCGAAATCATGCTGGAGAAAACCGTTGGCTAACCGCACTGGAACAAAGCGCCATGACTGATCGTGAAAATCTCAAAATGCGCGGGTTGATCGAGCGGCAACGTGTAAGAACACAGGAGCGCATCGAGCGAGAAAAGCAGATGCTTGAAATGTTCGCCGCAAATAATCACCGACTGGGCCGCGAATTGGCGCGAGCGTTGAGCGTGAACATTCTCACTATCAGGCGCACAATTTATCGCCTTCGCGAAAGCGGCCACCGTATCGGCGGCGCAAAAGGCTACGGTTACGTTTATTTCGGAGGTCCGAAGTGAAAGACCATCCTATCCTTTTCAGCGGCCTTATGGTTCGCGCCAATCTTGAAGGGCTCAAGACGCAGACCCGGCGAATATTGAAGCCACAACCTTCATTCCAAGACAGCGTATTTCGCGGTTATTTCGGCGTGGACGGTACAAGGGCGTTGTTCGACTCCCATTCCAACACCCAACGCGACACGATCCGAGTTCCGTTTTCCATCGGCGACCGGCTTTGGGTGCGTGAGTCCTGGTGGATCGCCACACGCTATAGCTACGGCACAACTCCGGGCGGATGCGAAGTCCCTCCTTCCCCGCTAGCAAGTCGGCGTTCTGATCCGGTGCATTACGCTGCAGACGGCAACCCGCCGAATTGTGCCAATAAACATTACGGGCCCAATGGGCTGCGCCCCGGTTCCGGGGCTTATGCCGCCCCTGATCCGTATGCGGTCTGGATCAAGAAGCCGTCCATCCACATGCCGCGTTGGGCCTCGCGCCTCACGCTTATCGTGACCGGCGTGAAGATCGAGCGTTTGCAGGATATCAGCGAAGAAGACGCGATAGCGGAAGGCGTGGTCAAGGTGCGTGACGCCTGCCACGTAATTCGCGGATTTGATTACGACCTGTCTGGCCTGTGCCACACTTCCGCGATTACGCCATTCCAGAAGCTTTGGATGCACATCAACGGGGATAATGCTTGGGAGGCCAACCCATGGGTTGTCGCCTATTCCTACCGTCCGATCTTCCAAAACATCGACAAGATTGAGGTGGCGGCATGAACATCAACGATAATCCGACGGTCAACCGCTACCTGAAAGACAAAGCGGTGGACCTGATCGACCATGCATTGGGCCGACCGACATTCCCGCTTGAGGAAACATACCGGAACCACTTCGCCACAGATGCAGATAGCAATCGAGCGAAGGAATTTTCAAAGTCGCTGCATTGGCGAAAAACCGGCCAACGCGACGACATGGCTTTCTTCGCAGTTACAGACCTTGGCCGCCATGCGCTGGCGGATCATCTGAAAAATCTCCCAGACAACAAGATTTTCGTCGTGTCCTACTGGAAATGGTCGAAGATTGTCACGGCAAGGTCTCGCTCTGCCGCCCGCTATGACGTTTTTCTCGATGTATCTGACAGTAGCGACATTTCGTTCCGTGAATTTTTGAAAGTCTCCAGCGTGAGGGCCTACGCATGACCGAAACCAAGATCGATTTCATAGCCGAAGCAATCAAGGACTCTCTTGGCCCTCGCTGCCCGGAGCATTCAGACGATTGCCCCACCTGTGAAGCATGGATGGAATATCAGCGACTGAAAAACGTCGATGAACTCTACGCTATGCAGAACAAGCGACCTGAGATTGAAATCATTGACTTGCGGGAAATCGATAGCGGCGAGCCGATGGGATATTATGCTCGTGGCCACTTTGACCGTTGGAAATTCGCGCGGGCCTGCAACGAGTACACCGGCGCCAACCATTTCCACGACGAGAGGCATGTGCCGGAAGGACTTCCCGATTACGTGCGTCATGAATGGTGGCGCAGTGTTCCTGTGTCGGGAGAGCCAGGCACACGCCAATTCGTAATCGCAGAGCCTAAATCCCGAGGCGCATTTCCGGTTACCGTTACGACTGTCATTGAAGATCGGCAGCGCAAGCGGACCCAACGCATGATTGATGAACACCAAAAAGGCGAACGCAACGGCTTCGCCAATGGCCTCAACTGGGCGCTTCGCCAACTCGACGACATTAATCCCGACGCGGGCGAAAAGCTGCTCGCCCGTTATCGCGCACAGGACAATGTGAAATGAACCACGATATGCAGAACAAGAGCCGTGAAGCCTTTGAGCGCGCCGTCATCGAGCGGATGAAGGAAAGCGGCTTACTGGAAATCGAGATACGTGTCGAAGCGCTTGTGCGTTGCGGCGACGGCTATCAGGACGAAGTTATCAATGCGGGCTGGCATTATTGGCAGGCTGGCATTGCGGCCGCCTCCCCTGCTGTCGTCGCTATGCCCGATGACGTTACGGCCGAAGAAATTCTAAAGGCCACCATCGATCATCCAAACGCCATTGTTGTCCTCAAGCGCCAGCACACGGCCGAGGACATAATCAAAAGGCTTGCGGAGGTGGCGGAAGCCGTAGGTTTCGGCGCAGGCGAACCGGCCGTCGAAATCGCAGGGCATTGGGTTTCCTTCCTCGCCGCCAACCCTGTCCATATCGATCGCTTCATGCGCGACGGCCACGAAATGGTTATCGACGGCACGTTCACATACGACAAGGGCAATCTCACCTATCGGGCAATGGACGGCACGATCCGCCATCCAGACGAATTGCGTGCGGCAAAGGCAGCCAAGGAGAAAACCAATGGCTAACTCCATCACCACGCCCCGGCCGGTTGACGATCCGGAGCATCCGCGCCGCGAGAACGAACCGCGCGACGAAATTGAAATGTTCATCCGTGATGCCTACGCCGCTGGCTGCGCCGCCGCGCGGAATCCGGGTGGCGCATTGGTTGCTTTCGAGTATGCAGCAATTCATGCGCCAAAGCTTCGCGCCCGTCTCACCCCCTCTCCGGCCCATGCCGCTACAGATACGGGACTGGTGACGGGGCTGTGGCTGCGACCTATCGGGCCACACGCCTATGCCACTACGAAAGACAGATCTACAGCGGACGATTGGGAAAAGTATGTGAAGGTGGAAGAGTACGTCACCCGCTCGCAGGCTGAGGAGCTATTGGCGGCGAAGGATGCAGCAATTAAGCGCTGGCGTTCAGAATGCGAAAGTGCGCAGTCGCAGAACGTTGAATTGGCCGAACAGCTCGCCAAAGCCGAAGCCGACGTATCGCGATGGCATCAGAAAGCTATGGATGCCGGTGTCATCACACATTCTGACGGCACAACGTCCCATCCAATGCGCAAAGAACGGGATGACCTGAAAGCCGACAACGCTGAGAAGGATCGTGAGATAGGCCAGCTGAAAGCCGCATTGGGAGCCGATGCTGCCCAATTCATGCAATCGCTTGTCGACGAATGCTCGCGTGAGATTGAAAAACGCAAAGCCCTCGAAGCCAAGCTCGCGGCTGTTGAAAGGGCGCTGACGTTACCTGACGCTGAAAGGCGTCTGTTCTTTATCAGCGAATTGTTGGCGAAGCGGGGCTATTTCAACCGCGCCGACCTGTGCTCGACCTTCGGTATATCTGTGCCGCAAGCGTCAATTGACATTAGAAAATGGATGGCAGCAAACAACGGAGAGGCTTTCTATAACAAGGCCACTAAGCGTTACGAAGGCGGCGACTGCGCAGCGTCGGAGGACGCGAAATGAGCAAGTTACTTCCACATCATGCGCGAATTCTAATCGCACTGAACGACTGCTCCGCGCCTTACGGTGAGTTTTGTGCGAATTTCAAACATATCGCCAAAGCCGCCAATATGGATGACATTCCAGAAGTTCGCCGCATAGTTCGCGTTCTGGCCCGCAAGGGTTTGGCCGAATTCTGGCGCGGTCTGATAACTGACGATGGTAGCTTTGCCGGGGCTGGTTATTGCATCACGCCTGCCGGTCGCCAGCTAGTAGCTGAGAAAGGCAGTGATTGATGCGCATCCTCGAAAAGAGCCGTGGCTACTTCCACGGCACGCATAAAGGCGCTGACATTGAGATTGAACGGGACCCCTGCCCCGGCGATCCTGACCGCAAATTCTATATCCGCGTTCGATGGAAAGACGGCGGGTATCTCTATGACGGATGGTCACCAGTCGGCGTAAATACCATGGCAGAAGCGAAACGCGATGCTATCCGTGGCGCATGTCTGAATGGCGGTGGCGTATGAAATTAACAGAGGCGCGTTTTGCACGAAGGTGCGCTTCCATCGCGCAGGTGTCATCAAATTGGGCTGCTGAATTGATGGATTCCGTTGACCAGAGGAAGCGTGACGCAGAACCGAATGCGGTATTTCGTTTCACGAAAAGTATTCGCGAAAGGCTTGATTGGCTGGACGAGGAAGCCACGCTTGCGGTGCCAACCGCGTGTGGGAAGGAAATCGACCCTAGTGTCAATCGAGACGGTTGGCTCTATTTCCCGAAGCGCGCCGGACGGAGATGGGAAGTTTGGTACCGGCGACTGGACGGTGAACACGATCCCCACAATGGCGCAACAGAATGGAAAGCTTCCTCGCTTCGATTTTGGCGCAAGTTGAATGCTGAACGCCTGGCTGACGATATAACCCGGCATTATCACAACGGACTACAAATCGCGCGTGCCCGTAACGCTCCCCCTCACTTAGATAATACGAAGGATTGACGATGAACTGGCAATCCACAGCATCACATATTATTGGCGAGGTTCATCGAAACCTACCAGATGACGCCGATCTAAAAACCCGAAAGAAGGCGCTGAACGCCGCGCGTCCCTACGAGTTCGCTACCACCAGTTGGGGGCGTAAGGTGTGGGCTAAACATGCTCGAAATTATTTGGAAAAGTACGGGTTAGAACCGTTATCAGTGAAGCGCGGCAACCGCCTGCCCCTCTCACCGCTCGAAAAACTGATGCAGCGTGCGCACAAATGACCACTGACATTATCACATTACTGCAGGACGCCGAGGCCGATCTTAACGAGCAGTTATCCGTCATCGGCAGTTGCGGCAATGCTCACTGCATCATTCTCGCACCGGTAGGCCAGCACACAAACGGCGGCTGTCAGTGCTGGCAGGATCGGATGAAAATGCAACGCTTTGCCTTCGCAGCAAACCGATATCGCGACCGCATTGCCAGCATCACGACAGCGGAGCAACGCAATGCATGAGCAACCATTATAACGCCTGCCTGCAGAGCGTTTTGAACTATGCCAATAGTCTTGGTGATGCAGTGCGCAAGAAAAGGCTAAATGCCAGCGCTTGTGAAAGGCTGATCAGGAGCTTTCTCGATCAACCAGCCTATTATCCAGAATGGCGGCGGCAACTTCTCGAAGAAGCCCTAAAGGAGATAGGGGAACCCAATGTGCAATAAGGAATTGACGATAGACGGCTTTGTAATTCTCCCTCCCCTCTCCCCCTGGGATAAGCAAAAAGGCGATCTGATTTACCGCAATCAAGCGCCGGGAACTTTTGGCGAAACACCGGAAGCCGCTTGGCGCCGGTTCATCGGTGCGAAAACGCCCCTGCTCGATGTTGCTGCGAAGATCCAGCGATTTCATGATAAAGGCTGGCGCTTGTCCCCTGCCCGCTTTACTATCTCGATGGAATTAAGCGAGGAACCGTTGCCGTGAGCGCATTGCCGTTCATTTATAATCGTCCTGGGCATACCCGGCACAATCAGCCGATAGAGGCTGATTTTCCGGCGTGGACCGACACGCTATGCACGATCCGGTTTGCAGACGGCCATACCATGGTTTCCAGCGCATCCATGGTTGTACCGAATCCGGATGCCGATTATCGGCCCACGACGAATTTTCGCGGCATGATCGACGGCTCTGCCCCCGATCAAGAACTGCTGGAACCGTGACGCCACCGGCGTTAACCTTTCATTAACTTAAAAATCCTTGCAGCCTCCGGGGAATCGGCGCTAAATCACGCTTATTGATTGATGCGCGTCAGAAAAGCGTTATTCCGGAAAAAGACAAGATGAATTTTGCAGGTGCTACGCTCGACGATTTCGAGTTTCACAAAGAAATCCTTGAGAACGGGGAGTTAATCTCCGACAAGCTCAACATGCTCCGCATCGAGCAGTTCCCACCAAACGCTATGAAGGGACTACGGCAGTTTTCTTCTGTCGAGGTCGCGGATTTTCTCGGCGTCACGCAAAACCATATCAAAAAGCTTCATCTGGAAGGCAAGGGGCCGATTCCTACGGTGTCGTCGTCTGGCCGCCGATCCTATACCGCCGAGCAGATGCTTGAGCTTCGTCATTATCTCGATAAACACGGCCGCTCTGATTTCAAGAAATACGTCCCGCACCGGCGCGGCGGTGAGCCGTTGCAAGTTATCTCTGTCGTGAACTTCAAAGGCGGCTCCGGTAAAACCACAACATCGGCCCATCTGGCGCAGTATCTCGCCCTGACTGGGCATCGCGTGCTTGCCATCGATCTTGACCCCCAGGCATCGCTTTCTGCGCTCCACGGCATACAGCCAGAATTGGACCGGAACCCATCGCTGTACGAAGCGCTACGCTACGATGACGAGCGCAAATCGATCAAGGAATTAATTCGGCCGACAAATTTCCCCGGCCTCGATATCGTGCCTGCCAATTTGGAATTGCAGGAATACGAGTACGAAACGCCGCTCGCAGCTTCGAATAAAAATTCAGCCGCGGGGCGTCTGTTCTTCACCCGGATTTCGCAAGCACTCAAAGAAGTTGACGACAGATACGATGTGGTTGTGATCGACTGCCCGCCGCAGCTTGGCTATTTGACGCTCACGTCCCTCACGGCTTCAACGGCCGTCCTGATTACTGTCCACCCGCAAATGCTGGACGTAATGTCTATGAGCCAATTCCTTTTGATGCTTGGCGGCATTCTGGAATCCATCAAGGGGGCAGGGGCGGCCGTCAAGCTGCAATGGTTCCGTTATCTGGTCACGCGCTATGAGCCTACAGACGGCCCGCAATCTCAAATGGTGGGCTTCCTGCAAGCGCTATTCAACCGGCGCATGCTCAAAAATCCGATGGTGAAATCTACGGCTGTTTCTGATGCGGGCATCACCAAGCAAACGCTCTACGAAGTGGAGCGGTCGCAATTCCATCGGACCACCTACGACCGTGCAATCGAAAGCCTGAATGGTGTGAATTCGGAAATTGCTTCGCTGATCCATGCCGCATGGGGGCGCAAATGATGAAATTGACAGCCGTGCAAATCGGCAAAAAAACGCATGAATTCAGAACGTTGACCACTAAATTCAGGTGCATCAATGTCTAGAAAGAACCTATTAGCCAGCGTGACAGCATCATTGAATGCTGAAAACCAGACACAGACCGCATCCGAGGCGAGGGCGGAATACACCAAGCGCGGCGCTTCGCGCTCCATGATCCAGTCTTTGGACGAACTGGCGGAAACCTCATTGCGTGCCATGGACGGCGAAACTGTCCTGTCGCTCGATCCGCACACCCTCGACGGTTCGTTCATCGCTGACCGGATCGGCGAGGATGAAACCGACTATCTTGAACTGCTCAACGCCATCAAGGAATCCGGGCAGTCGACGCCCATAACGGTACGGCCTCATCCGGAAGTCAGCGGCCGGTACATGATTGTGTTCGGCCACCGGCGGGCACGTGTGGCGCGCGAACTGGGCATTCCGGTGCGGGCGATAGTTAAGCCGCTGGCCGATATTGAGCATGTCATAGCCCAAGGCCAAGAAAACACCGCTCGGGCCAATCTGAGCTTTATCGAAAAGGCTCTGTTCGCGCGCAAGCTGTTCGCCGCCGGTATGTCGAAAGACGTGGTGAAATCGGCGTTGACCATCGACGACACATTGCTGTCTCGCATGCTGTCGGTTGCAGAGGTTGTCCCTGATGATGTTATCGAAGCGCTTGGCGCCGCAAAGGGTGTCGGTCGCGATCGATGGGAAGAACTGAAAAAAGCAGTGCTGAATCCGGCCATTGCTCAAGCCGCATCGGATCTGACGCGCAGCGATGATCTTCCCCAGGTGGCAACGCCAGACGAAAAATTCCATTTCCTCCTGAATTCACTCAAGCGGATCGGCAAGGGCAACAAACGCGCCAAGACAAGCACCGAACCCAAGCTGTGGTTTTCAGGGGATAACGCGTTAAACGTCACGGTAAAAAAATCCGGCAAGACGGCGAACATTTCGTTGAGCAAAGCCAATAGCGGCCAGTTTGCGGAGTGGATCGCGGAGAACATGACAGACCTCTATGCGAGGTTCATCCAGTCAAAACAGGGCAGGGGAGAATAGCCGAAAAAGAAAAAGGCCCACCAAACATTGCTGTCGCGGAAGGCCCTTTCTCATACTGTGGTGGCTTGAGAATTGCACTTCCCCGAATCAGTGTCAAGAAAAGTTGGCGTCGCTTCGACGAACGGGATTTTTGCGCCCTGTCGATAGCCAATCAAAAACGGCGAAATATCGTTTTTTAGCGATGCAAACTAGGGTCAATTAGACAAAAGGGGAGGGGTTGCCGCAAATACGATTAACATCTATCGTCGTTTGCCTATACCTTCCTCCGAAAGCGTGATCCGGCAGCGGTCTAACCGCCTGCCGTTCGGTCGGAAGATTAGAAACTGGTGGAGAGCAATCATGAAGGCATAAAAAAATACCGGCACAAAGGCCGGTATCGAATTTCCGATCTGTCTGAAAAACAAACCTGTAAGTCACAGGCAGATTAGTAATTCCCTGCACAATTTGCAAGCGAAATCGCGCCTTTGCGCCACGGGTTTTTGTGCCTTTTTTACAAGGAATGGCCCCGTGTCGATAAGTAATTATAGTTTTACGATACAATCGGCGTATGCACGTGCGCGCGAACTATACGCGCGCGCCCATTCGCTGGAAGAAATAGCCGCTGTCTATCAGCTGGTCACGGCTCTGACTGATTCAGAGGCGGGCGAAGCTCCGGAACTGCTCGACCTTTTTGACCGTGTGTCGAAGAAGCTCCAGCAGGCACATGCACGCGCCAATAACCGGGGCAGGGGAGGCGCTAGTTTTTTCGCTGAACGTAAGCGGTCCGGCGTCCCTCGATCCGTCGCGGCGTCACGCAAGCGCGATCCAGAACGCACCGCGCGCAAGCGAAGGTTCGCCGCTATGTCGATATTACCTCCCCACGTGAGCGAGAGCTTCACCGAGGGCGAGCGCGCTGCGTTATTCATCATCGCCGACGATTGCCGTCTCAAAGGTTACTGTGACGCTTCTGCAAAGGAAATTGCGGATAGGGCAGGGGTCGGCATCACCACGGTTCGGAACGCCTACAGGCAGGCCAAAATTCGCGGCCTGATCGATATCGAAGAACGCGAGGCCGAAGGCCGACGCGGCAAGCATAGCCCCAATATTTACCGGATCGCGTGCTTGCTTTGGAAAAAATGGATTTCGAGCCCCGTCAGGCAGGCACGCAAGGGTGTCAAAATAGGGTCAACCATAGAGAACCAATATAATATTCAGTACGATTTTCTTGGGAAGATGGCGCTACAAAAGCCTGATGCAATCCCGAAACGACGATTCCGGTAAATCACAAAAGGCACAGCCAAGCCGAAACGTTGCAAAATAGCTTTAGAGAAACAGACGGGAAGCCAATTCGAGCCACCCGACGATAGAGCTATGTCAATATCCGCATATTGCAGCCACAAGAGCGCCGATAAGGCACGCCGTCGCAATGTAAGCCGTGATGACGCTGAATTTCTGCGCCCGGCGTGACGGGTCCTGAAAGGCGAACTGACTGACGCCACCGGCGATGAACGCAGCCGCCACGAAATACCAAGCCGTGTCCTTGCCCAAAAAGCAAATTAGCGCTGCCGCCGCCATGAACATGAGCCCGGCAAAAAACATAGCCAGCAGACTTTTCTTGGCCTGCATTCCGATGAAGATGTTCATTTCTTCGTTCATTTTGATCCTCGTTTCGATGGCATATTATAGTTTATGGAACTAAGTAATTGATATCGTTAACGAAATAGGAGCATCTTTTTTAGCGCTTGCGCCAAAGATCGAGAATTTCACCGAGAGCGGCGGTAGGGTCTTTGCTCGCGCGCAACGCGTAGGCAACGAAATTGCGACCGGTCAAAGCCAACACGGCAGACACTGCTGCCGCATATGATCCATCCAGATTGAGCAAGGATCGAGCCGGCTCTTCAAAGACAACAGCTATCGCTATGCCAACGATGAATGTGATTGCCCTGCCTACCCATGTCATATCGCGTTGCATGATCGCTCCTATTACCGAGAAGGCTAGGATGATCGACCATTTGGCGAGAGGAACACGGTGAGCCCATTCGCCCCAGTCCATCACTTGCCCCATCTTTTCAGTGCGAAATCCTTGACGGTATGACCGCCGAGATACATTGCCGTATAGGTCGCCGTGATCGCGCCGAGTGCTTCCCAAGGGATCTGCAGAATATTCGAGGCGAGAATGCCATTGACCAGAGGTGTGATAATGCCGTTCCACACCCACATGAAGGCAAGCAACCACATCCAGAACGGGCGCCACGCCCACGTCCACCATGCGTCACCGCTTTTGTTCATTTCGGCCAGAAACAGTTCATTTGTACGTTTCTGCTGCTCGATATAAAGCGACAGCAATTCCGGATCTCTGTTCGCGCTGATAACCGCTTCGTCGACGGTTTCAGACGGTAGCGCGGGAATCTCTGACGTGTCGACGCCAAGCCGTCCCGCAACAACATCGATGACGGAACCGGCGAGGCCGCCAACAGTCGGGCCCAACTGCGCGGTGACGATATCCTTGATGATATTCGAACCTGTGCGGGTCGCCGATTGCAGGATCGTATCGAGGATAGGGTTACTCATGCCGCCTGCCCTTCATAAGAATTCGCGCGGGACTTTTCGACGATGGATCGGAAAATGAAATATGCCAGGACGATTGCGCCCGCTGCCAGCACACCACCAAGCACCCAGTTGGCGATCAGGTCCGCATGCTCCGGTGAAATAACCGTTGGTGCTGCAGCGGAGCCGCCGCCGCCGACAGTGGTAGCGGCAACCGTCTGTTTGGCGCGCGTGTCGGCAGTAGCGGACTTTGCGACAGCAGCTTTGGCATCCTCGCTCAGAAGGGTTGTAACAGCCGTCGAGCTCGTACCTTCCGCTTCAAGCGCCATTTTAACGCCCTTCGCCTCAACGTCTGTAACCCGGTTCACCCATCCCTTGCCGAACACGGCAAAGGTTGAAAGAGCGCGAAGGAAAGATAGGCGAGCGGCGCACATTTTCTTGACGGTTTGAACGTCAGAGCCGCCAACAGAGGCAAGCAGCCATTTGCGCCCGCGAGACACGCCGGAATTAACGGACGAGTCATACGTGCAAAGGTCAACGCCGGGTCGCAACTTGTCGCAACCGGCGGCCAGCCAATAATTGTTGTAATAGATTTCTTCGGCTTCCGAGCGGGTAATCTCGCGGACAGGCTTCGGCTTCAGAATGCCTTTGGCCTTATTCCACGCGAGCCATACGGCTTCGGTAATGCCATACATGGTTTTACCGCCGGGGTCGGCGGGGTGGTTAGACCAACCGCCTTCCCAAGCTGCGGTAATCGCGTGACATCGCAGAAAGACAGAATACGCTGACATATTGGTGCATCCCGAACTGGTGGTAACGGTTGCACGTCATGCGCTCTGTCGCCGCAATTTATCACAAGACAACTGCGGCGCAAACCAATTATGGAACTTGGAATATCATATTGCCGCTGGCTGCGCACCCTTCCCCGGCTTTTGCTCGCGCAGTACGCGCGCTCGATGACGCAGCCGTAAATGCCGCAATGGCCGCGATTCCGCGTATTCGTCGAACATGGCGATTGCCGCTAGCGCGTTCGTCGCACAGCCGAGCAATGTTTCCACCCGTTCGTCGGGCCCCAATTCCTCGACATGAAATTCGAGCGCTTCATATTGTTCTCTCGTATAATAGGCTAACATCGATATGCTCCGCACTTAGGAATGCGTGCCTATTGTACGCGCGATCGGCAGGAATAAATACCGCGCCATATTAACGCGCCAGCAAGGATCGATGTGTCACGGTGCGGAACCGGATTCGGCAGCGAAAGCAGAAAGCGTTGAGGCCAGCCAGCGCGCCGGGGGGGATAGGCTTCCCCGGTAATGCAGCGTAAGCCTCGCTGCCGAAATGGAGTGAAACGAATGGGTTTAATACCTATGAGTATCACACTTAGAATAGAGAAAACCCGCACGGGCTGGCGTGCCTACGTGCGGGTCGCATTCTTTAGCTAAGTGCAACGGCTGGCAGAGTTCGCGCTCTGTCAGCCACTCCAGAAACATAGCGCTATGGTGCGCTTTTTTCAAGAACCCGCTCAATTTGGCTGAACTGCGCGGGCGAAGTTTGACTTTGCAGAAACCGTTCCAATTTACGGAGCCATCACTTGCCCGTCAATATAGCCGCTCTGGAAGCCGCGAACGGAGCTGCTTTCCAAGCTCCTGATTGGTAATAAGCGCGCCGTCCTCACGCAATTTCGCATTCCTGCGGCGGGTTTTGATCGACCGGCGCAGCGCATCCTGCGATATCTGCACTGCCTTATGCTCGGGCGCCGAGTTAAAACGCCGGATTTTCTGCATGACTGCCTGTCGTGCGTCCTTGTCCTTCATTTCAACAGCCGTAGCAAATTCGTTCATCAGTGTGCGCCGCTTGGCATTCACTCGGCTTTCGGCGTTCTTGAGCGCGTTATTGCGGTCCCACGATTCCGACACCTTCGCGGGCGTAAAGCCAACAGCCTGCCGGCCGATATCGCCCCATGAAATATCGTCAATCGGTACCACTTCATCACCGCGAGCATTCTTCACGCCTTCGGTGCCATAGCGATAAGCCTTCATAGCATCGCGGATAACTTTCGGTACCAGATACTCCGAACCGCGCTGATAGTCGCCAGCGAGAACGCTTTGGGTGCCCTTCCAGAAGTCGCCTGCCATGCTGACGGATGCGCCAAGGGAATTCATCACCCAGTATTGGAATTCCTGCTGACCATCGAGGTCGCGGCTTGGAGAGCGGAACCAGATATCGCCCATGCCGATGCGGTTTGTCAGGTCCACGCCTGCAAGATGGCCAATGGGGCCTTTCAGCACCATACCGCCGAGTGTCGGGCCGAGCGCATCGATGATCGAGGCCGAAACCTTCTGCTCGAAATCGAACGGATCGTCATCATCGCCAAAGAGCATGCCGAGAATAGCCATGGCAGCATTGAACCCGAAAATACCGGTAACGCCGCTCATGAGGCCCATCATGCCGAACACACCCGATAGCTGGTACAGTGCTTCTTTCCGGGCCTGTGGGCTCTCGCCCTTCATCGCCTGATGCAAATCGCGGGTAACGCGATAGATCATGTTGACAGAATAAGACCGGAAAACGAGCGCGACCTTTGCGAAATCGTTCTGCATGATGCGCGGCCGGCTGCTGTTGGAATAGTCGAAGTGGGTTTTCCATGTCAGGTCATGAGCCGCTTCGATAGCCTTGTCAGCGCGCATTCCGCTGTCACGTGCCAGACGGTAAGCTGCGAGCGCCGTTACCTCGCGGTTGATGACTTCGGCCTTATGGAAAAGGTACGATATCTTCGCCATAACAGAAGCACGCCAGGGCGAATAATTGACGCCTGTATCGCCGACGCCGGCAAGATCATGTGACTGGGTGCGATCGATCAAGCCAGAGTCGTAGAAATTGGCCAGCGCTGCCTTTTCGTCAGCCGAAAGGCTTTCATGCTGGACACTGCCATTGCCCCGGAACAACTCACCGGACGCGCGGAGAAGGGCGGCCGTGGTTTTCGCCATGCCGAACCGCGAGCCGATAATGGGGATGCCCATCATTGGTGTTTGCGACAGGTTCACAAGTGCAGCTGCTGGCGTGGCGGCGAGATACCAGACGAAAGCGGTGCTGTTGATCGCTTGCGCAAAACGCGATCCGGTTGGGTTCATCACCCACTGGTGGCGTTTTCTCAATTCGTTGGCCAGCATGCCCGCCTTGGTCGGGTTTGCCATTTCCTGCGCCTGCTCGGCCGCCGTGTTCACCAGTTCATTGAGTTCCACGCCATATTTAAGGCGGCCCATCTGGTGAGCAGAATGGAACATGTGCGAGGCATAGGCGCGCAACGCGTCCGACACATAACCCGCCGTTTTTTTACGGTGAATTTGGCGCTTGCGGATCGACATGTCGGGCATCGTTTGCAGATAACGCTGCCAAATCTGGTCGAGGATTTGCGCGCCAACATCGCTATCGATATTCGACTGTCCGATGATGGCCTGAATATCGGCAATGACGCGCGGATCCATTGCCTGTTTCAAATCCGCACTGCTGGTTTTGATGCCAACAACGATATCGGCGTTCGGGTACTGTTTGCGAAGCGCTGCGGCTTCCCGGTCGCGCTCCGCGCTGCCTTCATGCAGCGAGAAATGCAATACCTGTCCGTCGATATCTTTCACAGTGACGAAATAATCGCCAAAGCGGGCCAAGGGGAAATACGGCCCGTCAACTCGGCTGGACTCAAGCGCCTGGCGCAATTTTGTCAGGCGTGCACGCATTGACCATTTCGCTTTCATGGTCGTTGCTTCATAGGCCGCTTGTGCATCCTGCTCGGCCTGCCTGCGGTCGGCCGGGGCCATCTTCTGGCGCGATAGCTGTTCCAGTTTCTTCCGATACTGCCGCTCGGCCTTATTCTGCGCGATCTGAAACACCTTTTTCAGATTGTCGACGATGATGCTGTCGAGTTCCTTGGATTGCTCGACATAGCTATCGCGCACAGTCTGGAATAGCGTTTTGCCTGCGTCCGGAAGCTTATTGTATCGATCCTGCAACTGTCGGTTCTTGGCAATATCGGCGGCTTCGTTCTCTATCGACGGATCGTAACCCGCGATTGTCGACTCGTGCATGATATCGGCAAGCGCCTGTGCCCGATCTTTGCCGAGCCGATTAAACTTGCGCCATTGCTGGACGATTTTGTCAGCTTGTTCATTTCGACGCCCACGGTAGGAGTCGAGTTGGCGCTTGACTGTCAGGTAATCCGCGATGGCGGTATGCCCCTTTTGCGCCAGTTCCGTGAAATAGTTGAACGGGATCAGTGCAAGCGCCTTTGGCGTCATATCCGTAATTTTGCCGTTCAGAGTATCGACGGCATTCCGGATATCGTCAGTACGTGGGGCTGTTGCCAGCGAGAACCGCTTTGGGCCCTCCCCGCCGGTCAATTGTCCAGTACCGAACTGCGCATCACGCAAAGCAGCACTGGCAAGCGCACGCAATTGTGCCGGCGTAATTTCGCCGAGCTGCTTTCCAAACCGGCGCAAAGCCCAAGCTTTCACCACGCCCACGGCTTTATCTGCCCACATGCGCAGGGAGCGGGGGGCATTCTCGAATTCCTCAATGGCATACGCCCCGAATTCTTCCGCTGCCAATGTGGGGTCCATAGCCTCCCCGGTTCGTTCCGCATTTGCGACACGCTCGCGTGCGCGGTCGAAAAATGCGCGTGCGCGTCCGCTCGATCTTTCGAACCGGCGCTGAATATCGCTCAACTCTGAAATCAGCGTATTCCAAGCGCGGGTGCCTATGAGGCGCTTCCCGCCAGCGTGAAAAGCCTCGTGAAGAAGCACACCGTTCGCGTTCTCTGCAGAAAGCCCATTGGTGTTAAGAACAATGGTTCCATCCGGCATTGTCCATGCCTGCACGCCTTCGTCTGCGAGTTCTTGCAGCTGCACCGCACCGTTGTCAATCAAACGGGACACTGTTTCACCGAAGGGACCATTGGCAAGAGCAGAGCGGAGTGCGGCCGATTCGCCGGTTGCATTGATTTCTGACGGCCAATAGAATAGATTAATTCCACTGGTGATGCCTTCCAATGCAGATGGCTTGGGCTCTGCCCCTTGTTCTCCAAGGCCTAGATAACTTGGGTCGCCAGCTATGACGCCGGGAACGGCTTCCAACTCAGAGTTCCTCGACAGCTTTGCTGCAGGCCCTCCAGGTACACTGACCCCTGGGTTCCCGGCGTCCCTATCTATGTTGAAAGCATAGTGCCAGTTCCCATCTTTTTTCAGATGAACTGAAACTGCCAAATGCTTAATCTGGCCCGCAAGCTGGATGGGTGCGGTGATGACAACACGCTCAATCACGCCCTGGCTCGTGCCGGGCTCGCGTAGAACAACGTTACCTTTTTCGATGATTGCCTTGATAGCGGGCACGGAGCGGAGAAGAATATCTCCTTTCCGGCCGTAAGTGCTCTCCTTCAAGCCAACGCGATTGAAATGCACAACTGTGCCATCCTTCATCATTGCTGGCTTATTGGGGACAACCAAGTTATCTTGATACCATTCTTGGGCCTTATCCCGGAGAGCGGGCATATCCTCGCCGCCCTGAAAATTCTTCATCACTTCATCGCCCGTGAGCCGAGCAACGGGTTTTGCATCCGATACGGATGCCTTCGGCGCTTCGTCGGAAGCCTTCTCGACTTCGATCGTAGGCGCGTCCTTTTTCTTCGGGCGCAGCGCGGCCAGCACATTGTTGTGCTTGGTTCGCGTTTCCTCGAGTTCGCTTCTACCCTGCCATTCCGATATCTGCGCCTTCATACGGGGCAAGGTGTTTTCGATATTCGCAAGTCGCTCGGCGTTAAGTGCTGGCCGATCCGGCAAATTGCGGATCGGGTTGAGAATGCGCATCGATGTGCCAACCGGCGTCAGTTCCCCCACGTCCTGCAGGGTAACGTCATAGGTCTTGGCGCCATCAATTTTGACGACAAAATTTGTGCCGCTGGCATGTTCCAGCTGCAGCTTAAACGGCCCCATTTTGCCAAGAGTCCGGCTTTTCGCGCCGGATTGCACCATATCGCGGGCAACATCGAGAATTTCGGAACCAACGTCACCAGCTTTGTCGAACGTCTTGCCGTTGACCGTCGCCGAGAAATCGCCAGACATGAATTTCTTGGCCGCGTCCGCGTCTGCCTTCACGTCTTCGGCCTCGCCGGTAATATCGTCCCGCTCACGCTCCAGTCGTGAGATATCGCGGGCGGTGGAATGCTGTGCACGGGAATGCTCGCGCTCCTCGTTTTCGAGGCGCTTCACCTTCCGGCGCAAATCCATTTCGTCGAGGATTAGAGGGTTCCCCGATGCGGCCGCTTTCATTTCGGCCGAATTAGCCGCCTCGCCGCCGATATCCTCAACGGCACGTTCCTTCACGTTACCGGCGCGGAACTGCCCGATAAATCGCGCCTTCTGCTCAATCGTCTGCCACTGTTTGGCGTCAAGCGTGCGCTTGGTCGCATAGCGGTGAATTTCGACTTCGAACCCATCTGGATCGGCCGAGTAAAGCTCATTGCCCTGACGAATAATCCGGCCTTCACGCTGTTCAAGGTCGCTCGGACGCCACGGCGCATCGAGGTGATGCAGGGCCACCAGACGATTTTGAACATTCGTGCCTGCGCCCATCTTGGGCGTCGAACCGAACAAAATGCGGGTCTGGCCGGAGCGCACCTTGCCGAAAAGCTCCTGTTTTTGAATATCGGTATTCGCATCATGGATGAATGCGATTTCCGATGCAGGAATGCCGCGAGCAATCAGCTTGTCCTTGAGGTCATCATAAACGGAGAAGGACGATTCCAGCGCGGCAATTTCGTCCGGGCTAATATTATCCAAGCGCGCCTGGGCGGTTTCATCACCCGCATCAGCCTTCGCCTGCAATTCCTGAAATTCCGCGCGAGCCTTTGCAACCGCCTTTTTGGGGGTCGAAAGGTCGATGAAAACAAGCTGCGTACCTTTCTGGCTATGCCAGCCATCATAGATACGCTTGATATTGTCTGCGGCGCGGTTGACCTTCGAGCCGGGAAAATCGGGGTAATCGGGACTGATAAGGCGCATGTCGAGCGCAGCCTTACGGGCGTCGGACGTGACTTTGAGCATATTGTCGGCGCCCTTTTCTGCTTTCTTCGGCAGATTTTCGGATCGCCAGACAATCGAGCCGTGCGGATAATGCTCAATGCCGTTTTCGTCGACAGTTGGGTTGCCGATGAAATCCGTCTGATACTCGGACGGCTCAACAACGTTTGCGGTAGGCTTGTCGCCCTTCACGCGTGGAAGCGGCAGGGTTTTGCCCTGCTCGGCCAGCTGACGGCGGATATCGTCGTTCGTAATGGTGTCTGCGAAGACACGGTACTGCGTCACCAGTTCCGGCATGTTGACGAACCGCGAAAAGCGCGTCGTCAGCTTGTATTTGCCAGAAGCGGACAGTTCAAAATCCGTGACCACTTCACCGAACACACGGGCCCACGCATCGAAATGCGCCACGCCCTGCGCTTTCAGCGCGTCATAGGACAGATAGCGCTGCATGGTGTAAAGCTCGGCCATCGTGTTCGATATCGGTGTGCCAGTGAGGAACACGACATTGCGGCCGCCAGTACGCTTCATGACGCTCTGCAGCTTCATGAATAGGTCCGCCGCCTTCTTCGAACCGGCCTTGTTGCCGAGCCCGGCAACACGGGTCATCGATGTGGCGAAGCCGAGATTTTTGAATTCATGGGCTTCATCGACAACAAGCGCATCGATGCCCATTTCTTCGAAAGTCATGCCGGTATCTTTGCCGCCAGCATCGAGCAGCTTTTTCATGCGGGTCTGCAGCGTTTCGCGCTGTTTCGCCATCTGCTTTACGCTGCGGCTCGATTTCCCTTCGGCCTGTTCCAGCGTGCTGATCGACTCCTCGATATCGTTGACCTGCATTTGCAGGAAATCGCGTTCGAAGACGGGATCGACGCCGATCAGGCCGAACGATGAATGCGCGATAATAACCGCGTCATAGTCGCCAGCGGCAACGCGCGCGAAGAAGCGCTTACGATTGCCAGCCTCGAAATCCCGCTTTGTGGCTGCGAGAATGTTGGCGCCGGGATAAAGCTTGATGAAGTCGGCCGCCCACTGCTGGACAAGGTGATTGGGCACGACGACAGCGGGCTTTTTCGCCTGCCCCGTGCGGCGCAGTTCCATAACCGACGCGATAGCGGCGAACGTCTTGCCCGCCCCAACTGTATGATCGGCCAGAGTGGTTGCAGACTGCAGCACGCGCCACACAAACGATTTCTGGTGTGGGCGCAGTTCCACAACATCATCGCTGACTTTGCCGGGCAGGGTCAGGTGCGAGCCGTCATAGACGGTATCGACATGGGTATTGAACGTGTCGTTATAGAGTCTTGCAAGCTGCTCGCGGCGGGCGTCATTATCCCAAATCCAGCGCTTCCATTCCGACTTGACCGCTTCGACCTTCTGGTTGGCGGCGTCTGTCGCAGACTCGTCAATGATGGTTTTGCCGTCACTGGTCCGATGGCTGATTGTGATGGTTTTCGCATTCAGTGCAGCGACGACAACAGTGCGAGCGGATGCATCCGGCGTACCCCATCGCGCATCCGCGACCGGCGAGCCATTCGGTGTTTCAATTTCCCAACGCGCGGTGCCTACCGAATAGACGGCCTTGGCGACACGGGTTTCGAGCGTGTCCTTGACGAAATCGCTTATGACGGACGCGGGAATCCACGGCGCGCCCGCCTTAACGTCGATATCAACCGGCTCGATATCGGCCGGGATTTTATCGCGAAGCGCCAGAACATTTCGATTGAAGGACGGATCGAGCTTGGCCGCTTCCTCTGCCCTCGCCAATTTCTGTTTGACGTTTCCCGAAAGATAGATATCGGCGGTCTGAAAATCGCCATCCGGGCTCATATAGATGCGGTCGCCGAGTTCGGCGATAACGTCCGCGACGGGCTTGCGGTAAAGGTCGAGAACGCGCGCCATATCGACATAGCCGGATTCCGACATGGCTATTGCGAGCGCGTCTTTTGCGGTTTCAGCGCTTTGCGGGCGGCTATAGGGCTCCTGTGTCCGACGGCTGAAAATAGGGGCCTTCTTGGCGCTCTGCTTTCGTGGGGTTTCGCCGGTTTTCTTCGCCGCCTCGCGGGTCAAGCCTTTGTCATAGTCAGTTTCGAGCGCTGATACCTGTGGCCAAGTAGGATCGTCCTGGAACGCGCGACGGTTGATGTCCGCATTGATCGGGCCAAATTCCTTCACGAACGCATCATAGGTTGCGTTCAACTGGGCGCGCTGCGCATCGAGGTCGGAGTCGACGGTCGCCGGGTCGATCTGTGCGCGGCGCAATTTCGTAAATGCATCACGAAGCGCCACCAAGCCGGTGATGCGGCCCCTGTCCTTCCCGGTGATATCGTTGCGCTCGATGACGCGCGTGTCGCCCAACAGGTCAGGCACACGAACCTCGATATTGCCATCGGCATTCACGAGATACGAGCCAACGGGAATGGCGATGGGATCGAGTTCACGATTAACCGCGGACTCCGTCACTTCCTCGACGGTCTGCGTCGGCATGATTTCCGCCGGCAGACTGTCGATGGCTTTATCGAGCAACGCCGGAAGATTGTCCCCGTCGCGTGAAACAAGCGCGGGCTGTTCTGGTCCGTACATCGTGCCGTAGCGGCCAAATTCGCCGAGCATCATTTCAGGATGATCGATGAAATACCGATTGAGCGGCGTATCGCGGCCTTCCTTGTCGCGATACTGGCCGATATCGACCCACGAAAAATCCTTTTCGGCCTGCGGCGTGCCTTCAGCATATTTCTGGAGAACGATAATATCCGTGGTGACTTCGGTGCCAGCATTCGCGAGGAACGCATTGTTTGGCAGGCGGATTGCGCCTACGAGGCGGGCGCGCTCGGCAATATACCGGCGAGCGGCCGGGCTCGCCGCATCGAGAAACGAATTCGTTATCACCATCGACAGAACGCCGCCCGGCTTCAACGTATCGACCGATTTTGCGAAGAAATAATTATGGATCGAGAATTTCGCAGCATCCTTGCGCTGCGCGTCATACAGGCGCTCGCTGCCGAAAGGTGGATTGCCGATCGCCAGTTCAAAATAATTATCGGGGATCTGCAAATCTTGGAAACCCGTTGCAGCTTTGATATTTGCGGCCGGGTAAAGCTGCTGTGCAATTCCGCCGGTGACGGGATCAAGTTCTGCGCCGGTGAACTGGGCGCGGTGTTTCAACGCGCCCGGTGCCAGGCCAAGGAAATTACCGGAACCAAGAGACGGCTCCAGCACGCGGCCACCACGGAAACCAAGCCGCTGCGCGACTTTCCAGATTGCCTTAACAATCTCGGGTGATGTGTAGTGAGCATTGCGTGTCGATGCTTCTGCAGCGCGGTATTCTTCCGGCGACAGCAATTCTTTGAGGCTGGCAGCTTCCTTATCCCAACCGCTTGCGGTCGAGCCATCCGGGCGCACGAAAGCTTGCTGCAGGCCGCCCCAACCTACCCATTTCGCCAACACCTTCTGTTCGGCGTGTGTCGCCTGCCGGTTTTCATCTGCCAGCTTGCGCAGAAGCTTGATCGCCTCGACGTTGTTGCGGAACTTGGTCTTGGGGCCACCTTCGCCGATGGCGTCTTCATCGGTGATGGTGAAGCCGTCCGGACGATTATGCGCCGGGGTGGCGGCGGAATCGTCCGGCGTGACACGCTTTTCGGGATTAACGGAATCGGAAAGGGCGCTGTCGCTTACAGTTCCATCGTTCGCTTGCCCTTCCGGGCTGCGTCGATCATCTGATGCGTCAAAGAGGTCTGGCCCAGTTCCGGTGCGCTGTACCCGCTCCCTTCCTCTGGCGGGAACAGGTACTGCTCCCTGACCATCTGGAACGCTTCGTCCGGCTGGAACCCGCTCTGCGTCAGTTGGTTCATTTCCAGCGCGGTCTGCTCGGCCGCTTCCGTCAGCGCTGTTTCCAGCGTTCCGGCTGCTTTCAGTTCCTTGTACCGGTTCGGCTGGAACTGTTTCCAGTGCAGTTCCGCTTGGCGTTTCCAGTTCTGAAAGGCTTCCATCGGTGCTTTCCTTGAGCGTTGCGAGTGCGGCCCTGACTTCATTGGCGTCATCGGTGCCCGCAATATCGAGCCCGGAATCCTCCATCATGTCGCGAGCGCCGTTATACCATGCGCGAAGGAATGGGCGAAGCTTTTCAATGCTGGTGTCCATATCGGCGGCAACGGCGCGCGCGAAGTCCGCAAAGCGGCGGGCGCCAGCTTCAATGTGGAACGCGGCGAGTTCAGTGCCGAGCGCCAGAATTTCCGGATCAATGCCCGAATTAATCTGACCATTCAGCTTTGCGCGCAATTTCTTTCGGATTTCGTCGGCACGGTCGCGGGAAACCAGCTTATTGTTCGCGCCCCACTGACCATCGGCCGCGTCCGCTGCGGTGGCAACTTCGCCACTGTCGATCAGCTGATCGAGCTTTTCCGCATTGCGGGGCCCGGTTTGTTTCTCAACAGGCGTGCGAGCGGCTTCCTTGGCCTCATGCGCTGCCCGCATTTCTTCAACGGTTTCCGTAAATTCGCGGCGCAGAATATCGGCAAGCTTCTTGCCCTTGAGGACAACTTTTTCTTTGCCCTGGTCTTTATCGAGCGTCACGGTAACGGTCGGCCCCTCGCGGGTTTCGACCATGTACTTATTACCGCCAGCGCCACCGATGCCAAACGTGCGTGCAGCCGCGTTCAAAAGGTCGGCATCGCTGGCGTTCTCGCGCACAGCTTTGACTATCTCGCGGTCTTTCAACGGCGAGGTCTGTGTCAACCGCGAAAGAGCATCATAAATCGGCTCGTTATCCGAACCCCAAACGTCACCGTATGAGGCTTCCGCGACCTGACGCTGAAAATCTTCCGACATGCGCTGCAAATTGGCAGCACGGGTTGATGCAGGGCGTATCTCGAAGCGCTTGCCGTTCTCGACAATCACGTGCGAGTTTTCTAAGCCCTGCTTTCGAATATATCCTTCCGCGCGGTTGCGGTCGCCAAACCACTTCGGCGCGAATGCCTTTTTGGTGTCGCCGTCGCGTGTCCATTTACGGAAATCCGCCAGCGTGGATTCGGTCACATCGCCCATGCCCTTCCAACCGGGCGTATAGTTTGCCAGATAGGCCGCTTCCGCTTCCGGCTGGCCATCAAAGCCGATCATGACCTTATGTTCGTCGAAGCGCCCATTGTCAGGGTTTTTCTGATCGACGACATATACCTTGGCGTCATCAGAAATTTCGGCGGTGCCGGGTTTTACAAAAACATCGATATGGTCTTTGTCTCGGCCAATGGTGCCTTTGATGTAGCCGTAATGGCTTTGCATTGTCGTGGACCATGCCTTACCGCTGGCGTCAACGCCCTTCCGCTCGGAACCGGCCGGGTTCTCGATCGCCAATTCCATGCCGCCCAGGCGCACGTGTCCCTTGGCGTAATTCCCCGCCTCTTTCTGCGCTTCTGTCGGTTCCGGCCGGTCGTTGTCAGGATGCGTGGCGGCTTCGGTGGCAGCAACGTCTATGGGTGCCGCCGGTGCCGCGCCCCGCTGGCGCTGCTGATTTAGCGTCTGCTGAATTTTGGGCGACAGTCGGTCAAATGGTGCCTTGGGAGAACGCTTGATGCCCGCGCTCGCCAGTACCGTGGCGCGTTCATCTTCTGGCAAAGCGTTATACCAAGCCGCCGTGTCGGTCGTGGATGGCTGTTCGACGGGTGCCGTATCTGTCGTGATGGCGGGTTCGGCCGGAGCATCAACGGTTGCAGCGTCGGTTACTTCCTCGTCCTGCGATTTGACGCGCTTGCGCATCCGATCCAGCATGACCGGGTTCACGTTATGCATTTCGACGGGCAATTTCGAACGGGCCTGCCGCCCTGCCTTCTCGACGCGATAACGGTAATCGTCGGCCAGTTTGCCCGCGTCTTCGAAGGAAATACCCAATTCGTCGGCGAGCGCTCGCTGTGCGGGCGGCGCGGCGCGGTCCTTATCGAGTTCAGATGCGCCAAGCAAACGCTTCGCCATGGCGCGCTGTTCGCCAAGTTCGAAGATCCGTGTGGACTGATCGTCAGGCAGGCGAACCGATTTATCGCCGAATTTGCGAACACGTGGTTCGTTCGGGTCAATGTCCGGACGCTCGACGGGAGGATTGAGGCGCAATTCTTCCGCCTCGGCTTCCTTGTTCGTCTTGCTGTCGACATACAGATGCTCGACGGGAACCTGAATTGTCATCCCGCCAGCTTCGCGAACAATGGCTTCGCTCTTGCCGTCCTCATAGACGTACTGCTCGACCTTGCCCGTAACGCGCTTCAAACCCGGTGCGTTGACAATGACACTCTGCCCCACCTTCGGGGAATTCTCGGCCGAAACAATATTGGTTTGCTGTTCGGCGGGCACAACGGGTTCAAGCGTGCGAGTCTCGCCAGCGATCGGCGGCTGCGCTGGAATTTCGTCCTGCGCCTCTGCGTCACGTTCCGGCAATGCTGCGTCGGCCGATGCCTGCGCGTCAGCAACCGGTTTAGTCTCCGTCGGGGTGGCATCTGGTGTCCGGATCGAGGACACTGGAACCTGATAAACTTCGCCTACATCATCCGCGATGACGGCTTCGCCATCGGAATAACTATCGATCCTACCGCGAATTGTGCTGCCGTCTGGCAGAGCAACATCAACCGTTGACCCTACCGTGGGTGCGTTGGCGCCGAACGATACACTGGATGCGGTTGTTTGGTCGGCCGGACGCAAGCCGGATTCCTGCGCCTGTGTCGTGGAGACAAGCAAGCGGTCGCCCATGACACGTTCAACGCCCTGCCCGTCGATGACGCGATGCATGCCGGTCGGCACTCGATCCTGATTTGCCGACATGATGACGGTCTGGCCGTGCAGTTCGCCGGGGCCGCTGCCGTCCATGTCCGGATCGTTCACCACGTATTCGAGGTCAGTGTGCTTCGTCGATTCCTCGAATGCGCGTGTCAGCGGACCTTTCCGCTGCGGGGCTTCCGCGACAGGCTCGGACATGGCGGACGCTTCGCCCGCTGGCGCTGCGCCCGCCTGTCCTGCCCCAGCGGCCGGAGCCGCGTCTGCATCGCCCGGTTGGGTATCGGCGTCGGCTGGCGCACGGCGGCTCATTGCGCCGCCCGCTGCGCCGGTCGCGCCACCCGCCAATGCACCCAACACAAAATCGCCGAATGTGCCGTCTGTAACGTTCACATCGGTTCCGACAGCCTGATTAACGCCCGTTTTACCGGCGACGGTTTCAAGCGCTTCCTGAGAGCCTTCTTCGGCCGCGCCTACCGCCGCGCGCCCCGCGACGCGTCCCGGCAGTGCCGCGCCAGCAAACATTTTTGTGGCGGGATGGAAAATCTTGCCGGTCAGTACGCCGCCAGCGCCCGCCACTGGAGCGGCATATACCGAGGCCACGTTAGCCGCTGCATCTTTTGTTGCTCGGATTGCTTGTTCCCGCGTTTTTCCGGACGCGAGCTGCTCGCGGAAATATGCTGATTGCTTTTCGAGCAGTCCGGGCTGCGCTGCCATTTCGTCAATGATCTGGTACGCGCTGTCTTCGGCGTTTCCAGCGCCCTGTGTGCCGCCAGCAATAAAGCCGCCGGTGCCGCCGGTGGCGACAGAAGCCGCAATCACTGGCATCATTGCGCCGAACACGTCCGCGCCCAAAGCAACAAGCCCTCGTGTAGAAGGGTTCTCGCCGAGTGTCCAAGTGGACGGACGAAGGATGTCACCGTCAGGGCTGCTGGCCTCGACCGCTTCTTTTGTGGCTTGGGAAACACCCTTTTTGATGCCCTCGCCGTATTTTTTTATCCATTCTGCAGGGACGGCATATTCGTTGCTTTCGCTGTAGTCCGTTCCGAAGATCGGATTGAGAACATTGGCATTGAATGCAGCATCAAGACGGCCGATACCCTGAATGACGGATGCGGTGCCGGTCACGGCGCCACCGGCAAACATTCGTGCAATGTCCTGTAGTACGCCTGGCTGGTTGGCTTCCCAGTTTTCGCGCCACTTCGCATACTCGTCTTCTGTCATCGCCTGATATCGACCGGGCGATTCCTTGTTCAGTTCTCCGAGCCGAGTTTCAACCTGATCCGCTTCCGGGGATTCGGCGGGAGTTTGCGGCTGTTCATTACCAATTTGGGGCGTGGTGCCCGCCGGTTCTTGTGCGACGGGCTCCGGATCGCCTTCGAAACGGAAGTCGGGTCCGGCTTCAATGGGCTTCCCTTGTGCGACGGGTTTGTACTGAACACGAGTGGCGCGGGCGGCCTTCAACCAATCCGGCGCTCGATCCATATTGGAAGCGGATTTGTCGTGCATATACCAGAAGCCGTCTTTCGACTGAGGCATTTGCTTCAAATCGACATGCAACATGTCCGGCGAGTTGGTGTAGGTGATGAAGCGCTTGACGCCGCGTGCTTTCAAACTCTGCACAAGGTCAAAACGCTGCTGGCCGTTCATACCTTTCATGCTGATATCGACCGCGGTGCCATGGGTATGCTCGCCGCCGCCGCTGGCCTTGGCTCGCTCTACGGCATGCTTGGGCGAACGATAGCCGGAATTGATCACGAGCCCACGGCCGATTTCACCTGATACGTCAGTGAGAATTGCCGCAAACTGCGGATTGATATTCTCCTGTCCCTTATGGACAAATGACAGACTACCCGTGGGGGTGTTTTTCGGTTCTTCCGGTTCCGGGACGAGATTACCAAGTCCCATGTGGCGAGGCCGTTCTTTTGGCTGGCCTATCGACGGATCGAGAGACGCGACCTGTACCGGCTTCGCCTCGCCCTTGGAATTATAGAAAGTGTGGACGCCAATGCGCGCGGTCTGCGGCATTTCCTGCGCCCATTCTGGATTGACGGAGTCGGCATGATAATGGTCCGCGCCGCCGGTCGGGTCCTGCAGTTCGCCGGTCAGAACACCGCGTAGAATCTGTTCGGCCTCGGCGCGCACGGCTGGATTGCTCTGCGCCTCAACGGCCTTCGCGCCTGGAGTCCAGAAGCCAGTAAATTGCGCTGGAGCGCGCACAACATCGCCAAGAGATTGCCCGCGAATGGCAGCACGGTTCCGCATGACGTTGGCGACCGCCAGCATGCCAACCGGACCCTCGCCTGCGGCTTCCGCGATGATGGTGTTTACAGCATCGTTCCAGTCACGCGAATTTACGCCCGGAACGGCGGCTGGCTGCGGCTCCTGTGGCGTTTCGACGGTTGGCGCTGCCTGCGTTGCGGCGACCGGCTCTTGGGCGCTGACGGGCGCCTGTGCGGGCTGTGGGGAAATCGGTTTATCAATATCGAGGCCAATGGGCTCGAATGACGGGCGCGTTTCGCGTCCGCTATTGATGGATGCTACCTGTTTGGGCTTGTCTGGCTCTGCTCGATTTTGAGCGGCGGGAGAATTCTCACCAGCCTTTTCAATACCAAAGAATTTATCGAGATCAGCATTCTTGTCCAGAATAATAGCCATGACGCACCCTGCTCGGTAAGCACGTCATGCGCATTGGAACGCCGCGACTATATCTAACCTCGCACGCGCACGCGAGAGGGTAACGCTCGGCAGATGTAAATTTCGACAGGCAGAGTTAGAAAATGCCGGTGGCGCGTTCTATCGCTGACGATTTGCACTTTTTCCATGCTTTTTCGCAGAGACGGTCAAGACGGACTGCATACATACGCTTCTCGCTGCCAGCCGGATAACACCAGAAGCCGTTCGTTCCAAAAAGGCGCTTATATTTGCGGAACAGCTTGTATTTACGGCGCTTGAAATGCGGCGGCACAGTTTTCCAATGCTCGCCACACACCCATTCGCTTGCGTTATCCTTATTCTGTCGCGTCCGCGAGCAAAAGGGCACGCAACACTTGATGCGCGTTGTCGTCAAAAACTGATCCCCACTGCGCGGCCGCCGCCATTTTTCGTCAGTTCGTCCGGCCATTCCTGTTCCGGCACGCCAGCGTTAAGCAGCTGCTGTTTCACGCGCTCCGGATCATTGCCCTGCGCCAGCGCCTGCTTTGCATATCCCACGGTAGTATTGCGGGCATTTGCCTGCGGTCCACCAGATGGGGCGGACTGTGGCGCCTGACCATTGGAAGGGATAGGAGCCGGGGCCTGCTTTGCTGGCTTCTCTACCGGTGCTTCTTCGCTGATCCCAAGGGCCTTGCTCTGTTGCGGCGTGGCAATGGGAACACGTTTGCCGGATTCGGTATCAACGATGATGCGGCCGGGCTCGGCTTGCTGCTGTGTGGCCGCTGGCGTCGTGGTCCCGCCGTTCTTCTTCGCGGCCTGATCGGCGGCGAACTTGTCCTCATTCGCGAGCGACTTACGCACCAAAGCGTTTCTCTCCTCCTCCGTTCGCTCGCCCCAATCGAGGTCCGATTTGGCAAGCGAGTCTTCGGCGGCGCGATAACGCTTCTGCTCGGCAGACTCTTCCTTGTCAGGCGCGAATTCCTTGTCCGTCTTCTTTTTGAAAACGTAATCCTCGCGTTCCTGCGCACGCTTCTTTTCGGCCGCGACCGCATCTGTCTGCGTTTTCCAAGCCGCTTCCGGGTTCACATAGGTTGCAATCGTGCCGATGATATCCTGATTGCGGATATTGCGCGTCGATTCCTTACCGCTGCCGTCCTTGAACGTAAGCTGATAGCCGATGGTTTTGCCGTCCTGCTCAATCGGAGTGCGGCCGGTCAGGGTGAAATCAGTGTTGATGTAGCCTTTAAGCTGACCGGCGGCGATTGCATCCTGCAGCGCCCCGTCGAAGTCACCCGACTGCGCCTTAACCATGGCCGATCCGAATAGCTTGCCGCCATTCTTGGCGTCCTCGGACTGACCCCATTCTCCCAGTGCCTGCGCGCCGCGATAGTCACCATTCTGGAGCATAAGCGCTTGCTGCTTTGGCAAGGCATACTTCGTCCAGAAGGTGTTGAAATCGCCGTCCTCGACTGCACCGGCGGCCTTCGCTTCTGCAAAAGCCGTTTTGGTGTTGTCGTTGATTTGCTTCGTGGCGGCTTCGTTCGCGCGGCGTTTCTTGCCCGCGTCCCACTTCTCACGCAAGCTCATGCCGGTATCGAGCCCGCGAACAAATCCGGCTAGTCCTGCTCCGAAGCTCATGCTGCAATCCCCAGTTCCATAGTACGTGCAGGCCGGTTAGCGGCCGGGCGGGCTGTCTTCGAGGCGGGCTTCTTTTCGGTGATGCCTACCTGTTTTGCCAGCTTGTCCACCTTTGCGGAAACGTCCTGCACTGCCTTCATGGTGATGCCGAGAGCGTCAATGACAGGGATCGACTTGCCATCGCCCTTGCCCGTGGCCTTTTGGAAGTCCTGCGCATAGGTGCCGATATGGCGGCCTTCATCCTCGACGCCGGGCTTGTAATCCCATTCCTCAATCGGCATTTTCTCGACAGCTTCGAGCGCTGCGCCTTCCTCAATGGGCGTCTTGTTCTCTTTGACGTTTTCGTCAGAAGAAAACGCAAAGCCAGCGATGCCGCCAAGAACCTCGCCGATCCCACTGAAAATGCCGTTCTTATTCTGCTGTTCGGCCTGCCATGCGTTCACCTGAGTTGCATATTGCTGATTCAGCGTGGATCCCATGCCAGCGTAACCCTGCATCGCGCCCGCATAACCAGAATTGACGATGTTGGCGGCCTGCATAGACTGCGCATTGGTGGCCTGATTGAGCCCGAGCGCGCCACTGCTGGCGCTCAAACCAAGCGATTGAGCCTGCGCCGATTGTGCCGGCAGACCACGGCCCAAGTTTGCAACGTCCGCTTTCAGGGCAAGGCCCTTGTCGCGCACAGCCTGACGGGCGTTGTTTTGCGCGCCAGCATCCGCCAGCGAATAGGCCATATCGGTTGCGCGATCGATGCCAGCGTAACGGCCGGAAGTGGGATTGATGCCGAGCGAAGCCGACTGGCGTAGGTTCTGCTCGGCCGCGCCTGCCTGCGCCGCCTTAACATCAGCCGACGCCTCGGCCGCCGCCTGCGCCTGTTTTTCAGGCGTGGCGTAATTGCTGGCTTCTTCGATAAACTGATCTTCAATGGGCTTGAAGACGTTGTTGTACCGCTCCCGATCCTCCGTTGCCCACTGTGCCTGCTGATTAGCTACACCCAACTGCTGTTCGGTGACGCGCGTAGTCAGGGCGTCCAGTTCCTTCTGACGCTCTTGCGAAACAGCGAAAGCATCCTTGGCGAAGCCAAGCCACTGCTCGCCGGTTTCGGCCTGCATGAGCGCGGCTTTACCGATATTCGGATCTGGATCGGGGGCAGAAGACGAGCCTTTTCCCATGGTGCGATACCTCAATGAAATTGGGTGTCAGCACATCATGCGCTCTATCTGCCCGTTATACTGGAGCGCCGGGCAAAATGCTAGATCAGTCAGAGCGGCGATAGGACCAGACTGCGCCTGCCGTGCCTGCCGCCAGTGAGACAATCAAGACCCATAAGCCGACAGCACCCATAGCCATTGCAATAAGCATGGCCGGGACCGCGAAATAGCTGCCGATCAGGGCATGCCCGACGAAATTGAAAAAGAAATCCGCGCGCCGCTCGCTAAACAAGAGCAACGCGATGAAGGCGCAAACGAGCAGAATTCCGAGAATGGAAGGTGTGCCGGAAATGCCTGCAACCTGTTCTTGCCAATTGTTGGCGCCCATTTTCTTCCTCCTGTCAGAGACCTATCCATCGGCATTCGTCACGCAACATGCCGAGCAATATCAAATCTTCACCACGTTCTGCGGCTTTTCGCAAGCGTCCCTCCTGGGTGAACCCTGTCTGCTGGCAGAAGTTCAAGGACGCGGCATTCTTTTCCGACACGAGCGAGGTAATGCGGCGAAGCTTCAATTGCAGGAACGGATAGGCAAATGCGAGGTGTAAATACTGCCGGGAAAGCCAAGTGCGCGACCCATCCGACGCCACGTGCACCTGACAGTCATTGCCGCTGAAGGTGTCAAAAACTGTCACTGCCGCAATCTTCCCGTCCTTCAACGCCGTGATGGTCACTGCGTCCGGCCGGAAATTATCGATACCGATTATCTTTGCTGCCCATTCACGATATTTCGGGCGTCGGGAAGTGTCGAATTCAACGCTCATTTCAGAATTCCGAGACTTAAAAGAATTTGTTCGGCCTCGTCCGCCGATTTGGCGATGAAATACGGTACCCCTTCCGCCTCACACCATTTCTGGAAATCGGACTGATTATCGTTCTGTACGCCGCGCGGGGCCTTCATTTCAATTGCTGCGCTGCCGCTATCCCACATGAAGATGAAATCGGAACAGCCCGGTATCATGCCGAGCGCCTTGGCAACGGCATATCGGATCATTGCATTCTTGGTACCGCCGCCCACTTCATTCGCAACGTGGGTCCACACGCCGCGTAATCGCCGCTCAATGGTCCATACGCGGAGACGGTTCGCAAACTCTATCGAAATTCGATCTTCGGGGCCGAGCTTGACACTGCGGCCGAGCGTGGGCCGGATCATCAGCCTGTTGATGGCTGGTATCATGCAATACCCAATTTGGTTTTGAGCGCCTTTGACAGCGATTGTAGTGTTTGGTGCATGTGGCGAACGTCCTCGACAAGCGCATTGTGCTGTGCTGCCGTGGGAGCCGCGCTTACCGTGCCGGATTTGAGTTTGTAAGCGTAGCTGGTGAGCAGGTCCAAATCTTCAAATCGAACGGCCGCGCGCACCTTCTCGCCCGGTTTTCGAGTACCCGCGAGAACGTCAAGTTTTTCAATTTGCAGCTGGGCGAGTGAACTCATGTGCTTACCGCCATTTTCAATTCATCCATGGTCGTTGACATGGCAATCATGGAAACGCTGACATTCGCGCTCACATCGATTTCCCATTTGGTAGCTTTAACGGCTGGAAGTCGGACGGCCATACCGGTGCGGGTGATGGTCGCAATCAGCTTGTCGTCGGCATAAACGCCAACTCGCACATTGCCCGGTGGTGTGGGCAGGCGCAGTAGATTATCGCCGCCGCTGGCGACATGGTTGATCGGCGCGGCGTTCAAATCGCCCAAACTGATGTGGGAGTCGATAAGCTGTTGGTTCTTCAAGAGCGTTTGAGCGAGCGTCTTCTCGTAGTTCTTGAATTCCTGCGGTGACGTATATTCAATGGTATCGATCTGAATTGCCGCGTAGCTCAATTCAATGATGGTCCGGAAATCCTTCGACTTCCAATAGTACGTCTCGCGGTCGCCCTGTGGCGAGTCCAGGCGGTAAATGTCCCGCTCACCTTTGCCGAGATAGTAGAGCGCGCCAGTTTCGATTTCGAAATAAGCGCATGTGACAGAAGTGTTTGTTCGGACAAGATATGGCGTGCTGCCAAGGTCAAAGAATACAGCGCCGGTTAGCTGCGTGCCGTTCGCATCCTCTGTATCATAAAAGGCAACATATCGTCCGGATATCTGCGCACCGATAATGGTTTCAGGCGACAGTCCCCGCCAGTCTTCAATCCCCATGATATCGCTCGATACCAATTTGGCTTCGCCTGCAGCTGTCACGGCTGCGAGTCCTTCATTCGAAGGAAATGCGATGGCAAAGCCAAGATCGACGATGCCGCGGGCGTTGATGCATGGCAGATTGTTTTCCAGCTTCACCATTTGCATTGTGTCTGGTGACGAACCGGTGGCGAGGTATGGATTGGCCTTCGTCGCAATGACAAGCGATGTGCCAACAGCGCCAAGCCCGACGATTTCCGCGTCTGTGGTCAGCACATATTTTTCTGGCCATGCGTGCGGGCGGTATGGCTCGCAGAAATACAGTTTCTTGCCGTCGAACGCTGCCATCATGCCATTGGGCATGGCGATAAGGCCCTGCAAGGTGTCTGGTGGCGCATTCCATGCAACGGACGGGAGCATTTCTTGAAATGCATCGACCGCGATATTGTCGACGAAGTTCGACGACGACGCATTGCGCTCTGCGATGAAATAGAAATACGTGCCGCTCGATCCGGTCTGCGAACGATAAATACGTTGCTTGGTGATTGCGCGTCCTGCAGGGGGAGCGGCGAACCCGGAAAGGGTTACTGTCTGGCCCGGCGTCCAGTTGAGCGCAGCCGTAGCCGGTGCCGGTTCGGACTCCTCGCCCAAGTCGGTGACATAGGTGTAAGTGTAAATCCGGGTCTGCACATCGCCCGAACCGGTTCCGCCCAACGTGGCGGTAAGCGCTGTGGTAGGTCTGGCAACAGCCAAATCGTAGACTACGCCATTCACGCGCATCTTCGGTTTGCCATCGCCGGTGTAATATAGCCGAGCATCAGCGACTGGGCCCGGCGCGGCATAGACAACACCCGGCCACGAAAGCCACTCGTCCTGAAATTTGCAGATGGTTTTTGTATCGGCCGATGCGATGGACCCGACCTGTACCGATGAATTAAAAGGCGTCAGGCCACCGTCATCGAGCCGCGTATTAGCCGAGAACTGAGCGCCGGTGGCCGGCAACAGTCTGGAAATCAGGCGTGGCTGCTCGCCGGTAAAGGCTGCAAGCTTGATCGTGGGCATGACTATCCTCTCGCAAGAGGCACATCATGCGCCGTACCCCACGATTATATGGCCCGGGGGAGGCGGTGGCAATCGACTTAATGTCAGGAAACTGCCGCGGCTTCTAGCGGTTTGGAGCGGGCAGTCACGCGGTCGGAAATCGCTATACCGGTTCGTTCGATGGCTTCGTAGCTTATCCAAGCCAACAACAAAGCGGGGAGGAAAGCTGCAAACATATAAGCGCCAAGCGGCCAGCCTGTCAGTCCATTAGTTGTGCAAACCCATGAAACGACATAGAGGCTCACGGGATGGAGCAGATAGAGCGAGTAGCTTATTTTCCCGATCCACGATGCTGTGCGGTTCTTGATTTTCCAGCATGTTAGGAAAAACAAAAATGCGGCCAATCCAATAACGTATGCGAGGCCTGATGCGATGTGCGAAGGATCTGCAGCCAGCGCGCCTTTAGCGAAAATTGCCACGCCCAAAAACACCAGAAACGAGGTTAACCCGGCGAGGATCATAAATTCTCTGCGCGACGTTAAACCATCATATGCGCAACGCACGCAAGCACCCCAAAACATTATCGACAGGTGAAACAGCAAGCCTTTGTAGGCACCGTGCCAGTTTTCGGGAATTAAATGCAATGCACTTACGACACAGAAAGCCAGTCCGAGCAATGCTGACACTCCAGCCAATGCGCCAAAGTATCGGATATTCCTGATCCAAAATAATAGCAGGCACGCTGCATAAAAGAACAGTTCGGTTTCTAGAGTCCAGTAATGGCCCATAATATGTTCAAAGCCGAGCGCGCCTTGAACCATGGATAGTCCAGCGATTATGTCAGATGTCGGTAGCGATCGATCGTAAAGCCACCACACTGCGAAATACCCCAACGGCAGCGAGAACCAGTAAGCAGGGAACAGGCGGAAAAAACGACGAATGATGAACCGGCGGGTTCCTTCTCGCCGTTCGCCTTTGAGGCTGGAAGGGATTAGGAACCCGCTGATTGCGAAGAACACGACAACGCCAATCCGGCCAAAGTTGGTTGAGCGCTGAATATCATCAAGGAAAAGCTGCGACCCGGAGAAATTGGCGAACGCTTCGGCATAGTGCGTCCATAGCACTAACAGGACGGCGATAGCTCGCATCGCATCAACATGTTGAAGTCTGTTGCCTGTCACGTCGCCCCCGAAAGCTTAATGCCCTCGGGGTTCTTATCACAACTTTGCGGCGTCTCGGAAGAAGTTGTTTCGCTGTTCTTCCGTCCATTCCATTTTCAATCGAACCACTTCTGTCAATGGGTGCGAAATCTGAAAACTGTCTGCTCCGATTATAAGCATCGTCGCCTCAAACTTTGCGTTATCTGTTGGCAAGTCATCGATTATGGCCTGTAACGGAGATGGAATCGCGCCGGATTGCATGGCAGCAATTGCATCTTGGTTAGTGATTATGTTCATCACAGCGAGTTGTTGGAAAAACTGACGGCGACTTATTGAAGATGGCGGCGCGTCTTTCGGCAGAGCATCCCATGCCGTCTGATATTTCTCAATCAGGGCTTGCAACGCTAGTTCATCTGGCTGCTCAATATCTTCGGTGTTCCAAGCTGCGATGACCGCATCCCCGAGATATTCGTCGCTGTTTTGCTTGACGGGTTGACCTACCCAAAAATCCTTGCCGTGTATCAGCGAGGGGAACTCGCTCTTTATGGCGTGGATGGTCTGATCGTGGGAAACATAAACCATGCTCACCTTCCTAAGCTGTATTTTTGAGGGTGGCACCACGCGCGTAAACTCGGTCTGAGTTGCTTTCCGAGCGTATGCCTACCATTACGTACGGGGCTGGTAAATCGATTGTTACGGAGCCATGCCCTGGATCAATCGAACCAAATTCCAGAATTCCGGATGACCAGGAGCAATTTTGCGGTGCCGCACGTGTTCCGACCCGGTTGTTGATCGCACTTAACAGCGCAGCGGAAGAATAGATGTTGTAATCAGCACCGCCTGCGAGAATACCATTCGCGTTGCCGCTACGGCCAAAATGCGAAGTGTTGTAGATCATATAAGCAACCGCTCCCATCGACCCACCGCCGATCTGCAATCCGTCTTGCAATGTCGCGGCTGATGGTCGGAAGCCTAAATTTATGCGCTTGCTCGCGGCTGGTACGTGAAACGACATAAAAGCGTCAGTTTCCGCACCGGCATTTGGCTGAATTTCGATGGCGCCCTGCGTATTAGCGCCAATATTCCCGCCTTCGGAACCTCGATTAAAGATTTTTCTTGCCGGTACTTGTTGGTTATCCCATTCCAGACTGACAAACCGGCCATCCGAAGCGGCTTTCGTATAGAAAAATTCCGTTAACGCCGCCTTCATAACGGCCCAGGGTGTTTTACGCGGAGTGGTCCCACCCTTTTCATTAAGCGCAAAAGTATCTTCATCCTCAATTACTTCTTTTGACTCTGCTTGTGCGAGAGCAACGCCAACGGTTGCTGTTGTTGCTCGGTCGCCAACATCATAGAGTGCAGCGGCGGTCGCCCGTAGATCAACACGCGCGCCGGACGCGAAAGCTTTCGCCGTGGTTCCTTCCTTGGCTCGCTCGACGGTGATAATTGCGCCGGCACGGGCTGTCGCCTTCAACACTTCCATGTTGCCGGCATTATCCACGATGGTCAGCGGGAACCAATCGCCCACTGCGGGATTCGGGAATTTACCAGCGTCAGCATTTTCGACCGACAAAGTGGTTGCGTCCGCATCGATGGCGCCAGCGAGCAAGGACGTTGCGTTGTTCGTCAGAAGTACGGCCATTATCGGCACTCCTTAATGCGAAGCTTGAAACAAACGACTTTTGTGCGCCCTTGCGCAGTCGTGACGGTCAGGGTGATTTGCGCAGTCTGGCCATTCTCGCCTCCTGAAATCCAAAGGCGGACGCTACGGTCAGTGTAATCGCCTCGATCAATAACGGCCGTGGACTCGGCAATCTCCGGCGTCCATTCGATGATGCGGTCATCATTGGTCAGCCATTCATCGAATGACACGTCATAGTCGAGTACATCGCCAGGCGACTTGATAAGTAGGGCAAGGCTCATGCGGGGTCCTCAACATCTGGATTGCCGACACTCCGGACGCGCTGCGGCACATGGATTTCGCGGTCATCCGCTATGACACGGATAGGATCGGTTGTTTCGGGCACATTCATTTCGCGGATCTGTTCAAGCACACGCATCGCCCGGATTTCCTCTGTCGGCGTCATGTGCGCGTGCGGCATGCGGATCGAGGACAGGAAGAGCATGGTGTCGGACGTGATGATCTGGCGGCGCGCGGTGGCGCTGGCCTCGCCTGTCAAGACGATGCGCCCATAAGCTGGCAGACCAACGCGGCGTACGGCTGTAGCCGTTTCCTTGAACTTCATCACGTCTTTACCCGAAACCGGTGCGAAAGCGCGAAGATTGACGTTCGCCAAGAATGTAATGAGGCCCGTTCCAATGGCACGTTGCCGCCGAACAACTCGCGCCTTGCTTTGCGTCAGGGAAATCCTACCGCTCGCGACCGCTGCGCGACGGGCATGCAATCCATTTGTCCCGACAAAGCGAATTACGCCATTGCCAGTGGCAGCGCGGCGACGGATTATTTTCACGGTTGCTTTCAGCGCCAGCGTGCCTTTTGCCCGCGCCGCGTGCCTCTGGCTGATGTTGGCAAGGTTGCTGAAAACCATAGTGCCGGTACCGGGCGCGGCAACGCGACGATGAGGCGTGCCAGTGCCAGCCAGGGCGATTGTCATTGTATCGTGGATTGCTGCGCGGCGGGTTGCGTCAAGCGTGCCCGTCACGCCCATGGTCATTGTGCCGGACAGCACATGCACAATCGCGCCTTCGTTGATGGCGAAGGCGTTGATGAAGGTGCCATCGATGGGTCCGGCATTGACCATTACTGTATCTCAAGCCCCAGTTCGTTAGGATGAATAACCAGTTCATCGGTCGGATTGAGTGTCTTGCTATAAGTCAGCGCGCCAGACCAAATGCAGTTGCCGCCGGTTGGCGCATCCCAAAATGACCAGTGTGTCACGGTGAGCGTTGCCGCGCCGTCCATGGTCGGGAATAGAAGCTGCTTTGTATTGCTAGCCTTCTTCGCCGCCGCGGCTGTGAAGCCCGTATCAACTGCGCTGCCCTGCGCTGCCTGCATGCGGGTGTAACTGGGCCATGCTGCAAGCGTGACTTCCGAAGCACCGTTCAAGCCCGGATCGGCTGTATGGAGCGACACGTAAGCGTGCGTTGGCGGCACGAACTCCACGCCGCGCACAAGAAGGTCGATGACTTTGTTGCCGGTGTAAGTGCTGGCTGGCATGGTGTCCTCACAGGTAGCGGGGTTTTGAACGGATGGGTACGCGCATTTGGGTTTTCTGCGCCCTGATGGCTTGAGCATCGAGCCAGCTTGTGAACTGGGCCAAGAGCGCCGCGCCAAGCTGCGGGTTCTGATACTCGACGGTCGGCAGCAACAGGATTTGGCCCGCCGCGCCCTTCGCCAGATTGATGCCGAACTGGCGCACAATCGTATCTGGCAGTAGCGAGGCCTCGCTGTCGGGCTTGAGGACCAAGCGCATGCGCATCGTGCCGGATTGCACCGGATAGATGCGCACCACATCGCTATCCAGCTGCGTCACGTATCGCGGGGCATTTTCCCCGCTCGGCTCATTATCCCAATTGGGATAGCGGCTATCGAGATATTGAGGCGGGACTTTTTCAAGGACGTTATCGTCAAAGTACGCTGTCTCGATCCGTACCAATGCAGCGCCATTGATCGTGCAAATATACTCGTCCGGCTGATTTTGGCCGAACGTCATCTGGTCGTTGTCGCGCCATGCGGGGAATCGCTCGCATAGCTCGATGGCCTTTTCGATGATGTGCTGCTCGGCAAGCGGGATAGGCGCGGCCGGGACTTGCTGCCGTACCTTCGTCACCACGTCATCAAGGGGAACCATACGCATTATGCAGGCCTCCGAGCGTTAGGGCTGCTGGACGCCTCGATCTGCGACTTGATCCCGATGGCCTGCGCGAACGCCTGATAGTGCGCCACTGCCCTGCCCGCATCGCCGCCGGTGGAGTCTTTCGACTGGGCGCGATAGCAAACGTAATCGATGATTGGTTCCGAATATGGTTCCGGCAGGCCTACATCTTGATCGTAGGAGTCGATATCGTCCGGTTCGCCGGTGGCCTCGATCTTGGGAGGCATGATTGCAAACACGGCCTCGATACGGCCGGTGCCATCGTTGTAGGGATAGACGTAATATTCTTCCGGCACATGTTCGTCGAACAGGAAGTGCTGCACCACGGCGCGCTTGCGGCGGGCGGAATGCCAATCCGGATCGGCCATGTCCATCTGATTGAGCGAAACGGAAGTGATTACCTTGCCCGGCGTGCCGTCCGCATTGATATTGCGGCGAGCGCCCATGAACATGAATGGCGAAGTGTCGCCATCATCTGGAAGCTTCTGCCGCGTGCCCGCCACCAGATTGACGATGCGGGTTTCTGTCGAGGCTGACGGCTTGGCAATCAGGATTGCAGCGATGGCGCTGTTGATCCAGTCGGCAAGCTCCGGATAAGGCCAACGAACCGCTTCCGGGTCTACCAGAAGAGTCAGCGCTTTCCGCATGATTTCATTGGCCTTAACCATTTGTTAACCAACCTTACTCGGCGTTAGGTTTCGCTGCGGCGTCGGTTTTTTTCGGGCGTCCGGCGCGCTTCTTTTCAGGCTTCGGAGCATCGGCCTTTTCGCCCTCGCCTTCCGGAGCCTTCGACTGTTCACCAGTCTCACCGGCGGGCGGTGGGGTTTCGCCCTGGCCTTCGCCCTGCTGGCCGTCCTGATTGCCTTCGGGCGCGTCCGTATCGGAAGTTCCGCCGGTATTATCGGCGTCTGCATCGGAATTATCGCCCGATCCGCCGTTTTCTTCGCCGGTGCTGCCCTCGCCTTCCGGCAACTGGATGCCAAGCGCGGTGCTTAGATCGGGCGTCGGGCCGGTCACTGTGGCGGTGATGATAGGATCGTCGTCAGTGTTTTCACTGTCGTCGGAATCGTCCGCATCTTCGAGCGACACGGGTGGCGCTGCCGTCTCGCCCAAGATCATGTCATCAGGCACGAGCCGGTAATGCTCCAGCGAGATAAAGCACTGAACATGGAGTCGATCATCCACGTCCGCGACTGCGCGGCCGTGTTCGTCGAGGGTGAAATTGTAGGGGGTGCTGCCGACATAAATGTCTGACCGCGCGCCGAGCATGCATTGAATACGAGGCATAGCGATATCTCCGGGGCTGATTTAAGAAAAAACGACCACGGCGCTGCTGATCGCCGTGGCCGCTATCACTCTGACGTATGGCGCTTCTCGCCCCGTGGATTAAGCGACAACGGTGAGAGTAATGCCGATATTGACCGGGCCTGCGGGCGCGGTCGTAATCTTCAAGCCCACGCCGCGCGCCGTTGCACTGTTCGCAATGCGGTAGGCGGTCGGCTTGGTTGGGCGGAACACTGCGTCGGCAGTGAAATCCTGTGCGGCTGCAAATTCGGTACCGACAGCGCGTTCGGTATCTTCCGAACCCCAGTCGCCCGACATGACGCCCAAATCACCAGACACAGCGCCGTCAACATCGACGACAACATCAGTTGGTCGAGCGGTCGCGGGAATGCAGGCGATTTCGAGAATGTCACCAATTGCGGCAGTCGCCGGGATGGCCATGGTGTAGCGATGCACAACAGCCTCGCCCGCCGTATTCGGGTACGGGACGGCGCCAATGCCTTGCGCTGCGGAACTCTTAAGGTGTGCCATTGGTTTTGCTCCAAGAAAGATTGCTGAAAGTGAATGTGCCGCCCGTCATGGGCGGCTCAATTCATCAGGCGGCAACTGGCCGCGTCGCGTAGGTATCGAGCGCCTGCACGCCGAAATCGCGATTGTTGAAGCGCGTCTTCTTCACACCAAAGATGATGCCTGCAGCAACGGTAGGTTCGTTGCCGTAGTCCTTGGTTTCTTCCTTCCAGGAGAAGCGCAGGCCGCCGGTGGAACCGTAGGCGATGACGCCAGCCTGACGGCCAAGGAACAGCGCACGTGCAGCGGACAGGTTCTGACCAGCACCGTAGTCATCAAAGCGGATGACGTTTTCGTGGCTGTGCAGCACGCAATTGTTGATCATGCCGAGCGTGCCCTTGAAGATCGGGTTATTGCGACCTTCGGCAGCGGCAGCGGCCTTCTGGATTTCGAGCCAACCGGCCGTCGAGGACGTGCGGAGGTCGTATTCCTGATAGGGCGACATAACGCAGACGTAGTGCGCTTCACCGTTGATCTGCACCGGCTGCATATTCGCGTTCGCCGGGTTGAGCGCACGCATCATGCGCGCACCAACAACCGCGCGCTCGATGATATCGCGGTCCATCTTCATGGAGTTGGTGATGGTCGCCTTGCTCGTGGCGGCACCGGCATAGATGATATGGCCGTTGTCGGGAGCTTGGATCGGGTTCTGCGCATGGCCGGTGTAGGTGACTTCTTCGGTGAAGTCCTCATTGATACCGCGAGCGCCGGACAGATAGATGAAGTTCACTTCGTCCATATATTTCGACCAGTATTCGGCCAGACGGTCCTTAGCCGTCTTGCGAAGATCGTGCGCGGTGCGCTTGCGGCTCATTTTGCCGCCAGCCGACGCAGCGTGGCGCAGCTGATCGATCTGAATCTGATCGGAATAGAACTTGAGCCCTTCTTCCTTGCCTTCGAGGCGATTATCGCCCGGCGTCGGCTTTTGCTTCAACTGGGCGCAAAGGTCGAAGTGGATCAGGTCGCCAGCTTCACTTTCGAGGTCGGTCAAACGCTGAATAACAGCGTTGTCGTTCTCCGACACGAACTTGCGCTCAAAGTACGAACGCTTGATGATTTCTGTGAAAAGGGCACCAGACCAACGGGCAACGGCGCGCGGATCGCCAAACGGGATGACGGTTTTCATGACGTGTTCTCCGGTTCATCGGGTCAGAAGCACGTCATGCGCAATCTAGAGGAATAATTACCCGGAAAGCCTGTCTATTGCAATACAGGAATTCGAGCGGGTTTCTTTATGTATTTTGCTTCAGTATGTACGCAATTGACAACAATTGGGCGCTCGTCGCAATGGGACAAAATTATCGGGAGAATGGGCTTGTCGACTATCAATAATTATATTTTCGCATGCGATGAATCAGGCGGAAAAGGATATTCAAATGTCGGGGAAAAATATGATGGCGAGGTAGGTGTTTTTGCTGGCTTGCTTCTGAGTGAGGGAAAAGCTGTAAATGTGAGGCGCCAGTTACAAGCAGTGCACGATGAATTCTCTCCCCATAGTGGGAAATATCACATTGCTGACTTGGATCCGGAACAGCAGGCGCTACTGCGCTCAGCTATCTTTAAAGTTATTCAAGAGAACAATATCCCTTGTCTCTGGCATGCAATCCATGTTGAGGGTTTCCACACATGGTTCACGAAACAAAACGCGACCTTAAAAGCTTCGCGCGCCGAAATGGATGACGGTAAGCCTAAACGTGTGAAGTCGAATAGCCCAAGAGACAATGACGAGTCTTTGCACGTTCACCTATTCACCGGCTTGTACGGGACGCTCGTTGGCTACTTTGAGGACAAAGAAATCTCACCAGTTTCATTGGAAATACGGTCTGATCATATCGACAAACCGGTAGTTAAATCCATCGAGAAATCGGCGGAGCGCCTGTTTTCTGATGAACCAGAGGTTATCACTAAAACCGGTTTCGACACATTAACTCAAGAAGTCGTTCGTGGCAGTATCACGGTGTCAGTCACATGGCCTGAAGAATATCGGATGCAGGTTGATATTCAAAAGTCTGAAATAGACACGACGGGAAAGGACGATCCTCTTGTGCTCGCGGCTGACGTTCTAGCTAACAGCTTACATCATTATTTTAAACAGAGAGGACCAAGTGATAAATATCGGTCACTCAATTCTCTTCCTGCTATCAAAGATCATCCTCTTAGTAGCTGTCTGTACTCACTGGCTGTCGATGACTACACTTGCATGTCTGACCAAATTTATCATCATCCAAAAGCGCCAGATTTCCCGTAAGCATAAGAAAACGGGGCCGCAATCTGCGGCCCATTCTGCCAGTTTGCGATTTATCCAAATTCGGCATTCGTCTAGTACGGGCGCGGTCGCCCGGTTATTCCCCGCGTGAACCGCGTCGGTATAACACCGTCTTCGATAATCCGGATCGGGGAAATGTCGGTGGCGAAGACAAGCTTGACGACACGGCCTTGCTTGTCCTCAACCTTTATAACGGCCGCCTCCCCGATCTGGACGGCCTCGCCTATGCGGACTGACAGCGCCAGCATCAGCCACCATACCGCAAGTAAGCGTCCATTTCCGTATCGCTCATGCGCAGTAGGCGTCTTTCGTGTTCCTCCGGATCGGACTTGGCCAGACGGGCGAGAACGGCGAAATGTCCGTCATCGTCGGTGGCGTCGTTGATTTCGGCAGACGGTAGCGCATTGAGGTTCGGTGGCATTTCGCGCTTTGGCTTAGGCTTGTCGCCAGCCTTCGCTTTGCCCTTTTCGCCGCCGTCCGGCGTTTTCGGTGCTGGCGGCTTGGCAATGCCCAATTCTTCCTGAATCTGCTGATGTGCCAACCGGATGATTTTCGGCGACAGCGGATTTGAAGATTTGCTCTGCAGTTCCTTCACGCGTTCGTCGAGCGTCTTATGCAGAAGCCCGCCGGGCTTGTATTGCGCATGGTCAGCGAGGAAGCCGCGAACGTCAGCGCGATACGCGTCAATAGCGTCCTCGACCTTCTGTTCGGCTTTCGCCTGCTCTTTCGTGAATTGCTGGTTTTCCTTGCGCAGCTCGGCGAGCTTTTCCGCGTATTCATCGCGCGTCAACTCGCCATCGTCGAACTGCTCAAGCAAGGCTTCCTGTTGCTTTTCGTTCTGCTCGATCTTGCCGGACAATTCAGTGACGGCGCGCTGCGCTTCTTCTGGAAACTGCAATTCGTCGTCGTTGGCCGCCTGGGCTTCCGCTTCGGTCGCCTGCGCTAGCGTGGCGTTATCGTCGTTCGGCTGCTGGCCTTCCTGATCCTGTTCCTGCTCGGAATAGTCGCCATCATCGCCAGCGGCCGCGCCACTATTGTTATCGTCTTCGTCCTCGGCCTCGCCGTCGAATTCCGAACCGTCTTCTTCCTGATCGCCATCTTCTTCGGCCATCATCAGTTCGTAACCTTCACGTTCGGCAGGCGTCATATGCGCCAATTCGTCTTCGCTCAATCGTTCCATGATTATCTCCACGGTCGCGGTAGGGTGGTAGGGGCCTGCGGCCCTTAGAGTGCTGGCTGTGGGGCGTTCTCCATTTCCTGCGGTGGCGCCATGGGAGGTTCGGCATTCTGCGCGGGGTCCGTGCCGGGCTGCGCGGCGTCGGCCGGGGCCATGATTTCCTGCATCGCTTTTTGCTTCTGTTCGTCAGCGGCGGCTTGTGTTTGCGCAGCGCGCAGCTGATCGCGCGCGCCGTCCTCGGACTCGGTGCGCGATACAAATCCGCTTTCGTGCAAAATATTGTCGGCCAGCGGCAGCGTTTGCGGAGCCTCGACGGCAGTGCGGGCGGCGGCAAGCGCCTTCGCCTGGGCGTCAACCTTGCTTTCAACGTTCTTGTTGCTGATCGCGGCCGCCTGCGCTTCGTCCTTCATCGCGCGTGCGTTTTTGGACCGTAGTTCGGCGGCAATATTTTCTTCCTGGAGCGCTTGAGCTTTGGCCTCGGCCTGCTGACGCGCAATTTCTTCTTCCGATACTTCCTCTGGATCGGCGTCGGGGTCTTTCTGGTGATTAAGCTGGCGAATGCGTGCTACCAGTTCTTCCACATTCGGAAGATCGGACGTTTCGACAATAAGATCGAGCAAGTTGATTGTCACGTCCGGCGGGAACTTACTGATGGTGTCCATCAGCGCGGCAAAATTCGCCTGCCGGATGGTGGCGTTCCAATCCTGTTGCGACAGCACAAAATCGGCCTTGGATCGGATAATGTCATTTTCCGGCAATCCATCATTAATGTCGATGAATTGCGGGGTGCCGCGCTTGTTGGTGATACGGAACGCCTTCTTTTCCGTCATGAACTGTTCCATGTTCACGAGGACCTTTTCGCCGCGCACCTGTTCGGCAAACATGAGATTATCGAAGAACTTGGCCGTGGCCAGCGAACCTTGCTCTTGTCGGGCGACGATGGCGCGGCCAGATACAGCATTCGTAGTGCGGCCGAGAACTTCGTCGGTGACGCCGGACGCCTGCTGGATCATGGAAATGCTGCGGCTCATAAGTTCCATATGGCCTTGTGCTAGATCCCGGTCGGCATCGAGCTTGACCTGTTTTCCGGCCTTCACGACAATAACGGCGTCGGGGCGCGCGGCTTCTTCCGCCAGTTCGTTGATATCTTCAACCGCGCCTTCCTCGACGATAATCTTATTCGAGGACAGGATATGCAGCGCCTTCGAGGCGCGCTTGTTCACGTCGAACTGAATATCTTTCAGGCGGCGGATAAGCCCGTAAGGCAGATTGTTCTTGCCGCGACGATATCCCCAAATCGGGGTGAACGGGAATTGATTGTGGCGGTACGGGGATGGACCGAAATATAGCATTCCGGCTGTGGTGAAGATTGCGACATGCATGCGCATGGTCGGGCGCTTCACAATTTCCGCATCGCCACTCGCTACAGCTTCTTCGTGGGCGGGCGAAAGAGGATCGTAGATTTCACCGGAGAACAGTCCGCCCTTGAGCTTTTCCGTTTCGGCCGGAAGCCTGATCCAAGCTTCAATGACGCGGACGCGTTCGCGCGAATAAACACCGATTGTCGCGCTCGATCCGGCAACAGACTTATCGTTGTCGAGTTCGATTTCGTGCTGATCGGTGATTTCGTCGGACAGTTCGTCGAGCCCGTTGATACCCGGTGCGGATTGCGATGCTTCCTTGATGACGCCAGCGCGTTCCCTGAATATCTGTTCGATAACGTCCAGGTCGAACCACTTGTGACGGAAAACATATCGGGCGTCGGTCAGGTCCGGCTCTGTGCCAGCGCTATCGTGCAAAATATTGCGCCAGTTCTCGTAACGGGTATAGAGCGGTTCGCCGTCCGTATCTTCGACATACCCATCTTCCATCCAGCCGAGCCCGACGCGCACGGCATCTTCGAAGGCGCGCGACCGGGAAAACTCGGACTTGTTCGCGTCCGACAGATATTTCATGAGTTCGGTTTTGCGCTCGGCCGGTTTCGACTCCTCTTTGCGCCGTGGCAAAATCTTCCAGTCGGTGCGGGTGCGCTTTTCCGTGCCGGAAATCCAGTCAATGGACGCGCTTATGACGTTATAGACAAGGGCAGTCTGGCCGCGACTTTCGAGGACGGCCACGTCTTCGGGGTTCCACTGCTCGTTATCGTAAACGTCTTCTTCCTGCGCCATTTCTGCACGGTTGGCGTGCTGGCGGTCCTGCTCGGTGATATACATCGCCATAAGGCGGCGGTGCAGCGCCACCATTTTCGGAGCGTCGAGCGAATGCGCCCGCACTTCCTTGGTTTCTTCGGCTTTTGCCTCTGGAATCGGCGAATTGTATTTCTTCTTGCGGACGCTGCCGTCATCGGCGTTGAGGTCAAACATAGTCTTTGACCTCTATTTCGCGGGTTTTGCCGGTCTTGTTGTTCACCTGTTCGATGAATGCCACCGTCTGGCGGTCCATCGGCGGGAACGGTGGCATTTGAATAAGATCATCCAGATGATCGTGAATGAGGCTCACAATCCGAATGAAGGTGTGCTTGTCTGGTGTAAGGCGCAGGGCTTGGATGAAGCCAGCGACCGTGTGTGCAGCCTCGCGTGGGTTGCCTTCTTTTTCGTTCCACACCCATGCCTTGTCGATAGTGACAATGCACGGCACGGTATACTCACCAGCTTCCTCGCCGGTGCGGATCAGCACCAAGCACGGCCGGATGGCTCCATCCTTCCGCAACCACGATCCGATAAGGGTAATGTCGCCGCGCACATACAAGAAGGCGCGTGCTCTCAAATCGAGCTCCGGCGATGACATTCAATGCTCCTCGGTTCGGGGCGAGAAGCTCCTTTATTTTGGAGCATAAACGCCGCCGTGTAAATAAGGGGCTATTGGGTCAAACTGCCATTCCTCCGGTGCGTCTGCGCGTGGGGCGCTGCTGATGATGCGTTATCAAATCGTCGCCGATCTGCGCCTTTTGCATAATGGCGTCGGCCGCGTGCTGATGCCCGTTTTGTGCCGGGGTGCTGGTCCACACGCTATGTCTTGAATTCCACGTTTTTTGGTATTTTTCCAGATGCTTAATGCCGGTCGCACAGATTTCGGCATCGAAATAATAACGGCCGAATTCGGTCCGCAGCATATTAATGGCCTGCACCTTGTCATCGGTGCGCGGGACAATCTCGATATTCTTCAATGACAGCTTCGCCAGCATGTCGGCGTAGGTTTCCAGCGCAAATGTGCTGATACGGCGATGCGCGCCATCGTGCGGCAGATAATGCGCAGCGAAATTATAGGGCTTCTTCATTATCTCGGCTGCGTAAAATGCGGGAGCCTCGCCGTTGCACTCGAAATAATCGATGAAATAGTAATTGTTGCCGACAACTTGCATGAACCAAACTGCCGTATCGTCGTCGGTGCCAATATCCCAAAATGTGTAGACCGGGCGCGATGGGTCCCATTTATGTTGCCCGATGCGTCCCTGTCGGCGGGCCAGCGATATGACTTCCGCGAGGAATTTGCCATCGGTTGATTGCTGAAAGGCTTCCTCAAGCGTGGTCGGGAACTGCGACCACATCATTTCCTGATCGCCGGAAAACTCCACGTCACGCTGCTGGACGTACCAAGCACGCTTGCGCAGCGGAATTTCTCGGCCAATCTCGGTTTCCATGCGGTCGAAATACGCATGGTCCTTCGGGGAAATCGTTATGTGTTCGGCATCGTCGAGTTCGTATTCAGGCGCATCCCACCATGACGCGAAGTGCAGGCGGAAGTCTTTGCGCGTCAGCTTCCGGCCGGTTTCTTGGACGGCCTTCGCCTGCATCACCTTTACGGTAAAGTCACCGTCCGAGCCTTGGGCAGTCGACTCCAGAACGATTGTTCCGTATTCCGCTGCGGGCATTGCGCCGGATTGAATTTCCTTGGCCTGATCCGGTTTCTTTGCGCAAATCTCGCCATACTCGGAGACGTGCAGCCACGACAGCGTGCGTCCGCGCGCCGTGGTGCCGATAATCAGTTCCGAACCGTTCGTCCATTCCAGGCGCTTTTCATTATCCACCTTCAACGGTACGCGGTTCAAAATGAATGCGGGCAACCGATTATAGGCGAACATGATCTTGTCGTTACGGATCGCAAGCGCGAGCTCGAGGTCGAGCGCAATAATCGCGGCCTTGGTATCTCTGACGAAAAGGCAGTTGTCGAGGATCATCAACTGCACGAGCGTAGAGAAACCTCGCTGGCGAGCCTTTGGAATGATGTTGCGATACCAAAGTTTTTGCAGAAACAATTCCTGCACTTCGTTCGGCTTGAATATGACGGTATTGCCGAATTTATTGCGGATAGAATAGAGGTTCCGTATCCGCCATTCCGGATCGGCGAGCAGCTTCTTCCTTTCTTCGATGGGCAGTTGTTCCACTGGATGCATCAATCATCCTTCGGCTGGAACGATATGCCGGAAATCTCTGCCCATAGCTCTGCAATTGGGTCGCCGGTCTTTTCTTCCTCTTTTTTCTCGCGCCATGCGCCAAGGTGTTTGCCGATCAATTCCTTGCGGCGAACCTTGTCCGATACCTTCACTTCGACGACATTGCCGATGTGCTGCGGCTTGTCGTCTTCGTCCTTTTCCCAAATCTCACGGGTTTTGATGCCTGCGATCAGGCCGCCGACACGCCAAATAACCGGCCAGTCTCGAATGGGTTTGAGACAATTGTTGTCATCATAGAGGTCTGCAAGATCGGTTTTGGCTTCGTCGGCCAGTTCCCTGACGACTGACGTGGCGTCCATCGCAACCGCTTTTTGCATCTGCTCATGCAATTCCTGCAGGCGGTCCTGCACGACGAAGTAACCGAGCAAGCGACTTCCTTGCTGCCGGGCTGCTTTCTCGCTGTAGCCAGCGCGTATTGCCGCCTTGGTAGCGTTCATGTCCTTCATGTATTCCTGCGCGAAGCGGTCCATCTGCAGATTGAGCTCGGCCGGTTGATGCTGCGTGGCTCGTGGCGAGCGCTTCGCCGGCTTCTTTGCCGGGGCTTTTTTTGCGGGAACGCTCTTGGCGCTCATTCGGCTGGCTCCATTGCCGCAACAAGGATGCGCGCCTGGCTAACGAGGGTTTCGTGCGAGGCGTGCAGCAAGGCGGCGTCTAAGGGTATTTCGGGGGCGGTTTCTTCGTGGTCGCGCACCAACGCGTCGAGCAGCAACGCCAGCATTGGATTTTTGGCATAGACCGGGTGTGCCGCCATGAAGGCCGGTACGGTTTCGGTCAACCATTCATCGGGTGCTGGCGCTGCATCGCTCATGCGGGTCAGCCCATGCCGAGCGCGTCCATGTAAAGTTGAAGCATCGCTTCCGCTTCCTGACGCTCGTGGTCTTCCTGCTTGCGCAGCTTAATAATCGTCCGAACGACTTTGCTGTCGAACCCCGAACCCTTCAACTCGGCGTAGACTTCCTTGATGTCGTCGCCGATGGTTTTCTTTTCTTCCTCAAGCCGCTCGATGCGTTCGATGAAGGCGCGAAGTTGCCCAACTGCAATGGTTTGAGCCTCGGACGTGATATCGTCGCTCATTGGCTCAATTCCTTCTGAGCGATGGACAGACGGTCCGAAGCTCTTGAAATCCTTTCGCGCACCCTATCGGAATGTTGCAGCAACGCCGGGATTAGGCCTGCTGGCTCATAACCTGATGTTTCGCTGGCGCTCTGTGGCTCCGCGCCTAACAGCGTGTCGAGGAAATCATGTACCAACTCTGCCAGCGCGTCGGCCTGATAAAGCGCTTGGTGCACTGGGGCCAGCGGCGGGCGGCTATCCTCCCTGTCTGGCGGTCTTTTTGCCGATTGGATCAAATTCTCTTTCATTTCATTCTTCCTTTCGTGTGGACACCACGGATTTGCTTGCCGATGCGTTCGGCAATGCGGAAAAACTGTCTTTCTGAACGTACGCCGCACTTGCCCGCTTCACGGCTCATGTATTTTTGAGGGTTTAGGATGGTGACGACGATTTGCTTTTCTGGATCTAGCACTGCCGTAAATCTTCGCGTGTCGATGGCCGCAAATCGGTTTTCAATTGCGATTGCTACGGTCGGAATGAGAATTGCGCGGCGCACATCGTCGATCGTCAGATTGGCGTAACTGCAATACAGCTCAGCGCGAATTGGCTCCGGTTCGTGATCGAGCATTGGCAACTCGATACCGAGAACGCGTTGCACGTAGCGCGTGACCGCGTGATATGTGACGCGCGGCAATATTTCCTCGACCGGCGGCGCGGGCTTCATCATCGCAGGCCCGCCGCGCGCTTTTTGTCTTCGGCCAAGTGAAACCGAATCCGCGCCTCATTCTCCTGAAGCCAAACCAGTGTGTCGCGGATGCTCTGTTGGGTGTCCCGGCGATAGTCCGAGTCCTTCGCATTCCGGCTTTCGCCGATGATGCGGTCTATTTCCTGCAATTGGGCAGTCAAGGAACGTTTGGCAGCCAACGAAGCACCTACACCATTCGGGGGAGAGTGCCGCCAAATTATCGCCAAATGGCGATATCTGCAATGTCGTCAATTGCCTACATGTTAGAGTTAAGATATTCCCTATACCAAATACGACAAACTTTTGTTATTACTGCGCACATGGACAGTTCGGGCTGGAGAGATCGCCTTCAATTGGCGATGAAAGAAAAAGGCTTAAATATGCGTTCTGCGTCGATTATGGCGGGGAAGAACCATGCCTATATTTATAGTCTCATGAAAAAGCAGCAGGAACCGAACGTTGATTCGCTCGTCGAAATAGCAAACGGTATCGGCATCAGTCCGATTTGGCTGATCTTCAACATTAATATCGATAGCGAAACCGAAAAACTGATCCTGAAATACCAGTCCCTAGACCCAAAACGGCAAGAAATAGTCCGGGACATGGTATCAGCTATCAATCCGGACCCCAATGAACCGGACGATGACGACAAAAAATCAGATTAGACTTTCGATTAATTCCTTAACCGCCAATCGCTCTCGCGGCGGCATGGTTATGAGGGCGCGCGTGATCTGCGCCAGACGCTGATATCCTCCTCCGGAATCGTCTGCATTATCAGTATTTTCCGACGCGGCTACGACACTCTGCCGATCTGTATGCTCTAAACTCAAATACATAAGCCCTCCTACGCCACGGCCGTTCCCCATGGCGTCGCCTTTCGCGACAACCAATATCAGAAACGAGTAAACGGTTTTCAAGCAACCGGGGATATGCCTACGGCCATTTGGCTTAGAAACGCAAAAATATCGCCGATTGCCTATATTTCTTGTTGCAATGTATCGTCAATTGCCTATATGATGCAAGTCATAACTGGTGGAAACATAGTCAATTGGAGATGGTCATGGACCGGAAATTGGCGGCGTCATATCGCGGACGCCGAACGGGAACTGCTTTGCCTTTCGCTACCGAAAGCTTCATTGATTTGCATGAAAAGCAGCTTGACGCTGCCGTGACCAACGAACGCCGTGGTGTGTTCGTGGTTCTCTCTCTGATTTTCTCGATCCTGTTTCTCGGCGCGGCCGCCATTGCCAATATCGGCACATCTTCGGCCATGGATCGATGCGAAGCCGTCGCCAGCTTCGATACCTGTTTCTCGACACTCAACCGATAACCGTTTGCTTGCGGCTGGATAGGCGACCCCTGCCCCCCGCCCGATAGCCTGTCTGGCCGCAAGCATTCCCGCCGGTAGTGTCAGCCCCCCGCTAACCCCACCACTACCGGCGGTTCTTTTCGTGCAGGCGAGGCGCGTTGCGTTTTGCCGACGCCTGCCCCGCGTCCGCTGGCCTTCTCCGTATTGACAACACCGGCCAGTGGACGCGCCCCCAATCGAAAGGACCGCAACATGCCAGCGAATATTCAGCAACCCGCCCTTACCGGCGAAGATGACTTGGTCGCCGCGCTGTCCGAATCCGTATCGGAAGCTGTAAATCCACGCCCCAATTGGAGTGAGGCCGACGCTCGGTTCTTGCGTGCCCTCGATCCGGATGCATTGAAGATGAAAGTTGGCTCGACGGCAAAGTCGCCGACTGTCGTTGGCATCGATTGGGGTCTTGAAGAAACGGCCGATGGCGAAGCGGTCCAGCCCACACCGAAACAGTTGTTGGCGCAGGAAATTAAATCGGCACAGGCTGCTGTCGATGCTGTTTATGCAAAGCGTGCCGGGTTCACCGGCGAATATCAGCGCCGCTTATTGGAAATGCGCTCTCTACGCGAGCGTTTGGCCAAGATGGAAGAAGCGCAGAAGGCGACCGTTGCCCAAATCAGAATGTGTGACAAAGCCGCGAAAGCCCATCGCCACACTGTATTCGCGTTGCAGGAAAGCGGACGATGATTTGGGGCCCGTTGCCAGAAGGCCCGTTTGATCTGATCGCGGCCGATCCGAATTGGAAATACACTGCTTTTTCTGGCAAGGGGCTCGGCCGCGCGCCGGAGCGCCATTACAACACCGCCACGCTCGAAGAAATCTGCGCGCTACCTGTCGGCGAAGTTGCCGCGAAGAACTGTCACTTGATGCTCTGGATTAATGGGCCGTCGCTCGTGCGGGGCTATCACAGCGCCGTATTGCGCGCGTGGGGCTTCGAACCTTCGTCTATCGCCTTCGTCTGGCTCAAAAACCTCAAGCACAACAAGCTGCAGCTTGCCAGCGGTGATTACCGGGTCCGCAAAGACGGAATTATCGTTCTCGATAAGAACGTGAGCGCCAGCGATTTTATTATGGGGCTCGGCAAGACGACACGCCAGAACGCGGAATTCGTCATTCTCGGCCGCAAAGGTCGCCCAAGCCGTCACTCTGGATCTGTTCACCAAATTATCGTCGAGCCGCGCCGCGAGCATTCCCGTAAGCCGGAAGGCTTTTTCGCAGCCGCAGAGCAATACGCCGCTCCAAACGCCCGGCGTCTGGAATTGTTCGCACGCAAGCCGCGCGCCGGTTGGACCGTGTGGGGAGACGAAATCGATAAATTCGCGGAGGCAGCATGACAATCTCAAAGCGTCCAATCGCGGCATTGAACCTTCCGGACCTTGAAGCGGCGGTTCTCGATACCCTACCGCCTGAAATTCGGTATGTGAAACCCGGCGATCTGTTCGTCAACGAAACTTATCAACGCGCTTTGTCGGATCGGTCTTTACGCCTTATCCGGAAAATTGTCGCGGAATGGAGTTGGCGAGCATTCAAGCCGCCAGTCGTTGTGGAAGTTGATGGCACGCTGGAAATCATCGACGGCCAGCACACAGCTATTGGCGCGGTTACGCATGGCGGCATCGATAAAATACCTGTTCTTGTCGTCGAGGCGGCAGCGAGCGAAACCCGAGCCAGCGCATTTGTGCGCCATAATCGCGACCGTATTCAAGTAACCCCGGTCCAACTCCATTCAGCACTCGTGGAAGCTGGCGATGAAGACGCGCTCACCATCAAACAGGTATGTGAGCGCGCCGGGATCAAGATATTGAAGAACCCACCGCCTTTTGCGCGGTTCAAGATCGGCGAAACAATGGCCATTTCCACAATCGCCGCCTTGGTCAAGCGACGGCATGCCCTTGGTGCGCGTCGGGTGCTGGAAATCTGCCACAAGACTAACATGGCACCGGTATCGGCCGGGCTCATACGTGCCGTCGAGCATCTGGTGTTCGCAAAAGAATACCAGGGCGAAATTGACGTTGAGCGGATTCCCGCCGTTGTGATTGCGCTTGGCCCAAGCCTTGATGTTGAAGCCGCTCGTTTTGCCGCAGAACGCAAGGTTCCGGTTTGGCGCGCCATCGCATCCGTCATCTACATGAACCGGCGGAAGAAGCGTTGATGATAAACGAGCTTGAGACAGCGCTTTTTGATCGTATTGCCGCGCAGGAAGAACGTATCCGGCAATTGGAGGAACTTCTAGTTCCTTCCAAAATACGTATTCCGCTCGAATGGAGCCTGTCCCCGGCAGAAGCAACCGTATTTGCGTGCCTCGCCGCAAGGCGATTTGCCACCAAAGAAATGATCTATCACGCGCTTTACGCTCTGCGCAGCGATGATGTTGAACCAAAAATTGTCGACGTGTTCATCTGCAAACTGCGCAAAAAGGTAAAGCCGTTTGGCGTGATCGTCGAGACAGTTTGGGGGAGTGGATACACACTTGTCGACCGCGAAAAATATGCGGAGGTCGAACAGTGACCCAGTTCCCCGCCGACGAAATTTTCACGATCAAAGAAGCCTGCGAACGCATTCTCAAAAATGCGTGCAAGCCAGCGCATCTGCGCAATGAACACAAAGCCGGACGCCTGACGCTTTTTAAGATCGGCAAGCGCTACTGCGTAACCCCCGCCATGCTGAATGACTGGTTGAAGCTATGCCTAAGAACGCGCTCCCGCCTCGCCTCTACCTCAACAAGCGTG